CTCTTTGGCGTTGAGGTAGTTGTAGTCCTGGGCAGCGGAGACCCTCCCCTTAGGGTCGTTGATCTCATCCGTTAGGATGTTGGTGAGGATCGTCACCATTGCCGCAATAGGGAGCCCGGCTCCCATGCTTGCAAGACCTGCCCCGCCAGCCGCAGCACCGAGCCCGCCTTCAGCAGCAGCCCGGCAAGCTCTGCCCCAGTGGCCCCGCCAGCCGCACCCGCTCCACCGCCAGCGGCACCACCCACCCCACCGCCTACGCTACTGCCGAAGATATTGCCGAACAGATCGCTCGCTGTTGAACTCAGCCAGTCGCTTAGCCCGCTCTGCTCAAGGGCATACTTCATCCCTTCCTTGGCTGCATACTTGCCAACGTCCTGCACCGGCTCCATGTAGTCCGGTGTGCTGTGTGGCGTGCCGCCCACTAGAGTGCCTTTCGCATGATGTGCTTGTAGGTATCAAATCCCCAGCGTCGCAACATCGCCATCTCGTTCCGGTGGGTGACCATCGTCAGATGCTGGAACCCGTTATTCCGCGCCCAGTCCTCGACATTCGACAGCACGGTCTTATTCGCCATCCGTGTGTCGAACTTCGGATCTGCCATAGCTTGACGGATCAGGATGGTATGCGGGAGCTTGGCTTCGAATGGATCGACGTGCGCAAGCAGATGGGCGATCACCCCAGTGCCGGGCTTGTGGACAAACCACAACCCAAACCGGGGGTCTCTGGTTGCGTAGAGTCGCCAGACCCAATCGACTAGCTGATCGGGATCATTGTCCGTTTCGATCTCCCCACAGAACCGATGGATACGATCCATCAGGACTGGCATGAAGGCTGCCGAGTAGGGCACATCACGGTGGGCAAATCCAATCTCAAGATCGCTCATCTAGTAGCTCACATTATTGGCGGCGAGAGAACTTCCACCGGCTAGTGTTGCGGCTCCATTCATCACATTGGCGACAGCCACGTTGAAGTCTCCAACCGCTGAGAAGATCGAGTTGGCGAGATTACTGTGACAACCGTTCCCAGATATCACGTTATACGATGGATTGGTGTCGTCCAAGACGATGTCACCATTGGTGTTTGCCCGGAAGATGGAGCCGGTCACGGTCGATTTCTGCCCATCCAACTCAAGCCCCACGTCGCACTGGAACATATCGCATCCAGGCAATCGCAATGAACGAGGAGGCCGAGTCGATCAGCAGCCCAGCCCCCAGTGAGATTGGATGACATATGGCAGTCGGTGATGTTCCAGCTATCGGACCCGTTGAGTTGGATCGCATGCGTCGTGCTGTTCCGCACCTGGCATTGCGACATGGTGCCGTGGCCGACGTTGCTCAGTACGATGCCCTGGCCCTGACCGTCCATACTGCAATTGTGGATCATGGCTCCATTGCCAGCCCCCGCGACGGTGGCCTCGATGAAGATCCCTGCGCCACTGCCATCGGTTGCCACGACGTTATCGATCCGTGGGCCGAAACAGTCGGTGAGGGAGATGCCGGTGGCTACCGTGTCGAGGGTGACATCACGAATGAGGACAGCCTCAGCTTCGACGAAACTGATACCTCCAGTACCGAACGTAATGCCCTGAACGGTATAGCCAGATCCACCAACATCATTGGCGTTATCCACAGACCCTGTCGCCGGGCCATTGATGGTTACGGAAGTGGTGGAGGCTCCCAGGAGGGTGATGCCACTAGAGATGTGGATGGCGTCCCGTGATGAGGTAGAACCCGGCTGGGAAGAAGACGGTGCCCTGGCTGCCGCTGAGGGAGTCGACAGCCAACTGAATCGCCGCTGTATCATCGGTCGTTCCATCACCCACTGCCCCAGCATCAACAACATTGATCCACGGCGCATTGGAATTGGAGTAGAGCGAGAGCCAGTTCGTGCCATCAGAGACAATCGCCCGGACCTGGAAATTGCGAACAGGGGTGCCAGCTTCAATAGTCTGGTCTGTAGCCGGGACCAGCGTGACCGTAAACCCTGATCCATCGTTGCGATGAAAGAAATAGACGACATCCTTAACCAGCGTGGCATCCGGGAGCGTGATGGATATATCGGCTGTGGGCTGGATATCGAACACCGTTGAGTCGGTAAACGTATCCAGCGGCACCGTAATGCTCTCGGTTACCACCTCGGTTTTGATCTTCAGGTAGGAGTTGACGAGGGTGATGAGACGGCGACGGAGATCTCCTGTCGCCGACTGAAGTTCCTGGACCGCTTCGTTGTCCGCCTTCTTCCATATCGTGAGCGGCAGGTTGGTCCGAGGCATTAGGGCGCACGGCGTCCATAGAGGTACAACGTCATGCCACGGAATTCATCCAACGCCTCTCCTGCTGGGATGTTCTGCTTGACAGCAACGTAGCGAGCCTCGAAGTTCGAGTACTTTGCTTCGTGCTGTTCATCCTTCGATATGTCAAAACGCTGTGGCGGTTCGGCGGTGCCATCCGTAGCGAGTGTGTCTGTCCCCAACAATCGGACGTTCACATTCCGTTCGGCATCAGCCAGCTTCCAGTAGATTTCGACGGCATCAACGCGCACCTTCTCGCCAGCCCCGGTGTAGTCACGAGTGGGATAGGTGAAGGAGGCTTCAATGGGTGTCCCGTTGTCGTCTGGTTCATTGCCGCCGAGCCGGAACATGTTGCCCGAGGAGTCCAGCATCAACCCGAACGTATGCTGTGACTGTTCGAAATCGTTCCACGTCGGGTACGGCGTCGAGACGCTATTCCACGTATACGGGAAGAGCGAGTTCCACGTCACATCGCGCATGACACCGTAGAACGTCGAGGCGGTGAAGAATGTCGTGTACCGATAGATCGAGGAAAACGCTCCAGTCTCCACGTTGTAGCAGAATGCACTATCGGGAGCATTGACACGTTGAATGCTGTCGGTAAACGAGTCCCAGGTTGGAAAGGACAGGATGACGTTATCCCAGGTATACGGACCCAGCGAGGTCCATGTGACATCCTGAAGCGCCGTGGCTCCCTCTACCGACTGATAGAACCACCAGATCTCGCTGAACACCGGCTCGAAGAACCCATGGATCTGGACGACGGAGCCGGTATCGATATCATCTTTCAGCGTGCGACGGATCGGCGCTCCGATGGACTGTGCCTGATTGCCATCGAACATCCACACATCGAAGTCCTGGCCTAGGTAGTAGTGGAGTCCACGGGCAGAGATCACCGCACACGGAGACCACGGGCCAGGAGCCTGCGAGCGTAGCTCAAAGGTGAACGGGTAGATGTTCGGGTTTCCAATGCCGACCCATTGGCTGTTGTCCTTGTAGATCGCGAACTGCTGGGCATTTAGCGCCCGTACCGCCACGATGGAGTCGTTGGTGTCCGAGAGGTCCACGCGGTTTACCAGGCGGAATGTGTCGGGGTCGTCCTTATCCGAGATGAGTAGCGAGGACGGAGCCCTCACCCCTTCGATCACAACGTTGCCAAGAATGACGCGCTGGAAGCTGACGGTCACATCGCGGGCTGAGTCGACGTTATCGCTGGTGATCTCTACGCTGGCGGTACCAGCGACCAACTTCCGTGGCTTGTCTACGTCATTGGTGAAGATGACGGTGCTGGAGGTTGGATTCTGATAGAGCGCCCATCCTTGGCTGGTGCGTGGGGCCTGCCGTGAGGGTGGTTGACCCCGTACGATCTGTCCACGTGGTGCCGAGGTCCCACTCCCTGATGCGGTTGCCGTTCGCGGCAAATACACGTCGTACACCATTGTTGTCCGAGTAGGAGAAGAGCGCGAGTGGCTTGGCGACGAACCCGGTGTCGCCTTCGAGTTCAACAAATCCGGGGCGGATCTTCAGCACGCCATCGCGGGCCACCACGTTCTCGCCGTCGACGAAGTACCCCTCGGGCACCAGGTGGCGTGCGATATCCGTACGCAGCCCCTTAGCGGGCGGCGCGATGTCGAGCCGTATGTCTCCCCTAGGCATTTAGACCCAGAAGGGGATTCTAGCGTCGAGCCCTGTGGATGTACGCACCTTGAGCCAACCGGCCTGTTGTGCAGAGGCTGGCTGATCGGCCCCTCCAACGGTATCGATCGCGAAGGCAGCCGTCGAGGCTCCACCGCCAGTGGACACCGCAGGGGTTCCCCAGATGATGGCATCACCACCATTGGCAATCGTGACGCGGTTGTTGGCGTTGAGGCCAATCAGTTCAACGTTGGCACTATTCGTGGAGTTACGTGCCTTGATGTGCTGGGCATTCGGCAACCGAATGAACCCCGCATCAGCCGCGTCAGCGCCAAACGCCACTTCGCCAGTTGAATACAAGGTGAAGAGGTCCGAACCGCCGACGTTCAGGTCGAAGACCTTCGAGGTTGTGGCAGCAGTCGTGACGGTCAGGTCACAGCTAATCATCGTGAATTCCTCGGTCGAGGAGTTCCACGTCGCCGTGATGCGGATGGCCTCATTGCCGGTCGCGTCTGTCAGCGTGCCCTGGAGCAGGCGAATGTTATCAGCACGGAAGCCAGGCTGCATGATTCGAATCGTGCTGTCGGTCGGATCAACCCGCATGGCCTCAAGGGTGTAGGAAGTGTCGTTGGTGATGCCGAAGACGCCCACCAACATCCCCTTGATGTCCTGAAAGTGTGTCGGCCCATCGGCAGGGGAGTCGGTCCCAATGGGCGTGTTTTCATTGATCGAGATAGGCAGCGACATGATAGCTCCTTAAGGCAGAAAATAGGGATCGTGATTGACAGAGAAGTCGTCGCGCACACCACGAGTCGGGGTGTAGATCACATCGCGAATACGCCCCGCAGACGAGAACTTCCCAAGGTCATCGAGCCAGGCTCCGGCCAGTGCTCTGTCATACTGCTCGACGTACTTGGTGGCCAGGTCAATCCAGGCTTGGTCCCCGGTCTTGGCATAGAGCAGGAAGGCACACGATGCTCCAGCCTTCCACACCAGCACGTCGCTTCGATAGAGAGGCTGATCGTCGGCTTCGTTGAGGTCATTGATCTTCAGGTATTCGAAGCGGACAAGGTAGTCACCAGAGGGCACTGGCCAAAGCTCGATCTGTTTGCGCGACGGGATGCTTCGCCGAGCGTTCGTGACAATCTCGTCGTAGTCCTCGATGTAGCAGAACACCCGAGGAGACGAGCCTGTCACGGTACGGTACGGATCGATGTTATCAATCTCGATCCTCGCTGCCTCAGCGACTACCCCAAGCGCGGTCATTTGCGTCACACGTTCACAGGCGATCGGCAATCGGTATTGATTTTGGAAGATTGAGTATTCTGTCGGATCAGTGAGCGCGCCTTCGGCGACCTCTGTCTCAATGGTGATTTCTGTGGCGCTGGTCCAACTAGTGATGCGATACGCGAGGGTGCTTGACCCAAAGCGAATCCATCGCTTCTGGATCGCCATAGCTTCCGTGAAAGCCGTGCCAGAGCCAGTCACGACTGTTCCTAAGGTGGTCACCGTGCCGTCGCCAGTCGGGCCGTGCGTACTGATCGTGCCCTCAGCCTTTCGGCTCGACCAACTGTTGTCGTTCAGGATCGTGACATGCTCCGCGCGAATGATGGCATCGATCTCTTCCACGGAGATGGCCACGTTGGAGCCCACCAGATTGCGAACCCGCGTGCGGATCGTATGAAGGTTTGCGCTCATACCTCATCCACGTAGTCGAGGTTCACCACTTCGAACTCGATCTCATGCGTAAACCCATCGAGTCCGCCATTGTAGGTACACTTGATGACCGCGATGTGCGTCTCCCGAGCCTGAGTCTCGTCGACCAGGATGTTGTCCAGACGGTGGAAGATGATGGAAACGTTACCGTCTTCGTCTATGGTGCCCCGGTCCGTGTTCAGGATGTTCGTGTTCTGGATGCTGTTGATGATCGATAATTCCGCGTCACAGTTGAAGAGTGTCAATACAAACGTTGCCAGCGAACTTCCGGGAATTCGCGTGCCAGTCTGGTCCTCGGCGATAGCGGTATAGAGCCATGTGGTCTTTTCTGCAATTGGATCGTCCATTACAAATCTTACGCAGGACATGGGTTCTCCCTAGTGGCACTCGCAGAAGACACGCTCAGAGTATAGCCCGGCAACGAACACCGACTCTTCATCTAGGCAGGCCGGTTGGGCACTCCCATCATGAAGACACGCTGGAGTGGCTTTCTCCTCTTCAAGGCACATGACTTCGAGGGTGTTCTCAGGGGTTGGAACAAACCCGCCGAACCCACTAGCCAGGTAGTAGAGTCGGGTGATCCTGATTGGTGCGGCATACGGCATGAACGCGATGACCCAGATATGCGCCCACACCTCGTCAGCCGCCGAGAGATCCTGAGGTGGCTGGTTGATGATGATGGATGTATCAAAGACGTTCTTCGGGTACTTGTAGGCCCGGTAGTTGTTCTTGAGGATGAAGTCGGCCAGCCGAATCGGGCTCTCGATAGGGGCATCGTTGTCCTGCGGCAGGCTACTGGCATACAGAGAGGGGGTGATCCGAGGATTCCGGTACGGCTTAAATGCCATGACCCGCATATCGGACATGGCCTCGAAGGGCTCAACGATAGAGTCGTCGTTGGCGCTTCTGGCGTTGAGGTAGATAAACCTCGCGGCGACTGGGATCTTGTACGGCTTGAGGGGGGCTCGCGCAACGAAGTCTGTTACGCGATCAGGAACAGCTACGGTAGCGGAGTCGTCCTGGGCGGTATTGGAGTAGTAGATCGCTCCAATACCCTTCTTGCTAAGGCTCGCTCGATAGGGTCGGTTCCCGTGGACTGTAGCAAGCCCAATCTCAATGCCTGGGATACTGCCGCCGAAGAAGTCGGAAACGGCTTCATCTGATAGGGGATTGAAACTAGGCATTCCTTACCACGCCGTGACACGACATTCTCCACGGCCACCAGCACCACCAGCGCCGCCAGATGCGACACCACCGCTGATAGCCCCTCCTCCACCGCCACCGCCTCCTCCACCTGCGCCACCCACACCACCGACACCGCCAGTCACCACGCTACTACCCACGGCTCCACCGCCACCGCCATTGCCGCACCGTACAGACGTTCCTGCGGTACCAGCCGCGCCAGCCCCTCCGGTGCCAGTCCCGTGGTTCGCTGAAGGGGTAAATGAGGTGCTGTAGCCAGGGGTGACACCTCCGTCTCCAGCCGTGAGTGTAGCGGCACCGTTCAGACCACCACCCCCACCGCCACCTGCCGCCCCGTAGATCGAGTGCCCGCCCGTGAGATCCCCGTTGGTCTGGCTTGACCCAGCCCCGGACCCACCGCCATACTCAGCCGATGACCCAGCGGCTCCTGTCGCCCCGCCAGCCCCACCAGTGCCGAGAGCGTTCGCAGTGGTACCTGTAGCGGTCGGCAAGCCACCATTTGACGCTGCTGTGGAACCAGCCGAGCCCTTAGAGGCAGACCCACCTCCACCACCGCCAGATCGGTTCTGGTTGGTGTTCGCCCCACCAGCCCCGGACTCACCACCATAGGCAATGAGATGGGCTCCGAATGAGGTGTTCCCACCCGAGGTACCCGAGGACCCAACCGCCCCACCAGAACCGCCTCCAGCACCGCCAGTACCACCGGCCCCGATAGTGACGCTCACGGTCGCCGCGAGGTCTGAGGCACGGAAGACCTTCGAAGTAAACGCCCCGCCTCCCCCTCCACAGCCGCCAAGTCGACGCCCGGAGGCTCCTGTCCCGCCACCACCACCACCCCCGCCAGCGCCTATGCATTCAACGAGGACGAACTTACAGTAAGCTGGCTTGGTCCAGGTGCCGGTGCCGGTAAACGTCTGTACGTTGTCTTCCATCGCGGCAGCACGGGTGACGAAGACATCCTTGGTGCCAGCCGAGAAGTTGATCTTGGATGTCCCGAGCGACCCGTTATACGAGGCGAAGACGGTATCCCGGCTGAGGGTATCGGGAGACGCATCAGTGACAGTTCCACGTCCAACCTCCCATTCAGCCGCCGACTGATGGACAATCGCGTAGATACAGGTATTGCCGTTGCCGATACCTGTGACGAACGTGATGTAGTTGATGGCCGTTGCCCCGGCCAGATTGATCGTGCCGGTGCCGGTCGTCGTGGAGGTTTCTCGTACGCGGTCTGCTAACTCAGCCAATACTGTACCGACCGAACCTTTCTGTGGATGTGCGGAAAATCATCCGTATCGCCGTGGACATGTCCGGTGTCGGCGGCGGATACGAGTCATCCAGGGCGACATTCCTAAGATACATCGGCGCAACGGTAGCGAGATTATATCGTTGCAGCCACGGTTTGACCGTCGGTGGTGTGTTATGCGCCGTGTCTTCTTCTGGCACGTCAAGTGCTGGATTCTGGAGATGCTGAATCCTTAGTCCATAGCGAACAACCCATGGAGCCACGCGCGGCGGTGTGCTGATCGTGCCTTCAGGGGCCGACTCGTCCTGGGCCGTGTTCTGAAGGTATTGCAACCGGATCGCCGCTCTCGGGGCCACCTGTCTGAATGGTCTGATCGAGGGCTGAGTCAGCGTGTCAGGAGATACGGAGAGCGCAATCGGAATGTTGACATATCGGACCGGGGACTTGAAGACGATATACGGATTCATCGTTAGCTCTTGCATCGAGCCATTATCAAGCGCCTGTCGGTAGAAGAACGCTGCCAACATGTTCACGTTCGTGATATTCGTGCTGCTTTGCATCAAGGTGATCTGTCTGATGGCGTTCGGAGTGATCGTGTCGCCTGGTGTCTGGGATTCGAGTAGCACCCCATTACGAAAGAGGCGAAGCACGCCAGTCGCTGTAAACGATGCCTCCTGTGTCACGCCGATGCACTGGAGCCCTGTTGTTTGCAAGCCGTTTGAGAATGCCGTGGTGGTGATATTGCTCGTAACGTCAAACGTGCTGGAGGAACCGCCGTTCTGGGCGCGAATCAGCCATCCGTTGTTTCCTGCCCCACGGATGGTGGATAGGAGATTCATTGTCTGTCCCGTCGCTGCAAAATTCAGGACGAGTACAGCCGACCAGAATACCGATGTCACATCCGGACCAATGGGCGCTCCGAAGATGATTCCGGCACCAGCCCAGGAGTATCCACCGAAACCTGGGACCAAGAACGATGATGGAACTCCCGATATGTTCCCGGTTGTTGATTGGCGTCCCTGCGCGTAGTCGAAGAACGCATAAGGAGGCACCACCTGGCCGGTTGCTTGAGACTGATCCCATTTGCGTGCAATGAACGCAAACGTCAGATGTTTAGCGAATGGCGAGCCCCAATCAACCTGAACCCCGAGTGGGGGCTGTTGTTGGAACCCTAGATACTGTCCTTGAAACGGTTGCCGCATTGATTACGTGATTGTCGTGATGATCTGCTGCGTCAACACGAACACCGTTACAGATGGACTGGATGCTGTCATCTGAACAGCATATTGTCCCGTCGGGAGACGTACCGAGATCTGCTTGACCACTGATGCCACGGCATTAATGCCAAAGGCAACCATCGGCTCCGTATCGAAGTTTGCCCCACCGTCTGACGATGGATAGACAAAGACGCCTACTGGCATCGATATATTCGATCCGTATCGAGCGCCGAACGGGACCTGAACCTCTAGGCCGTTGGTGATGTTGACCGTGACGGTTAGGGATTGCCCGTGAGAGAGGAACTGGCCAGCATTAAGGGATGCGGTCCATGCCAGTGTTGGATTAGCCATCGAATGCCTCGACAACCTTCCGCCGCGTTGCGGAGAGCTTCGGCGGCTTGTGGTCGGTTAAGCGGACCTTGCGAATCTCCAGATGCGGAGACTCAATGCCAGGGACCGCGAAGGTTTTGATTCCAAGCTTATGGAGTCGAAGGAAGAAGCTATGGTCCTCGCCGAACGGTGCAGTGATGCCAAATGGCGACTCGCCAGGCAATCCCTGCCGGATGCGCTCGAATACGCGCTTACGAATCATCAGGGCACCGGCTCCTGCGGAGTCCACTTGGAACGCCTTGGCCTTGGAATGCCAGGCTGCAATGGGCTCGAATCCTTTGCCGTTGTACTGGTAGATGACCGGGCTGTACGGCTGAATCTTGTGCATGTACAGTGCCGTGAGCACGTCGCAGTCGTATTCGGTCATCTTCCGGAACATGCGAGCCGCCAGATCTGGCTCTGGAGCATGATCCGTGTCGAGCATGAGAAGCCAATCGCCAAGCACTCTGTCGGCAACAGAGTCGCGCGCAAACGCATGGAAGCTCACCGTGGATTTGTCGTAATGCACAACCTCGCCGGGGTTGCACATGTACTCGCTGTTGTACTGCACCAACTGTCCCCAGGCCCAGCAAAATGGTTCCAGCACAGCAGGCACGCCACCCATGTACGCGATCGTCCCAATGATCTTCTTGGTTAGGAGCATGCCACTACCCCGTGTCCAGAGAAGTGGGCGTAATCCAGATCGCGCCATAGTGTTGGCTTGAGTCCTGACGCATCGAACCACGACCCCAGCAGATCCTTCGGGATGCGACGCCGATGCACCGAGGAGATGCCTGGGGCGTACTCCTTGTTCTGTGCGTCTGGATCGCTGAGATGCTGCATGTCAACGGGACGATGGTCGTCGGGGCACGTCACCACTACTCGGCCAGCGGGCTTCAGGGCTTGCCTGGCCTGTGAGAGCGCGGCAATCGCATCGCTATCATCCATATGCTCTAGGATGTCGCCCAGGATCACCGTGTCGAACTGACCGATGATATCGATCGGGAGCTTGCGAGCATCAGCATAGATGTGTGCGGCGGTCTTCCGTCCGGTGTTCGGATCATGCTCTCGCAGATCAACGTTCACCGCGTTACGGCGTGCCGAGAACGCAGCCGGGTCACCGGCTGATCCAACGTTGAGAATGCGGCCATACGCCTGCGCGTCCTGGAAGGCGAACTGATATCTGAGCCCTTCGCAATGCACGCCGATCCAGCTTTCCCACTGATCCACAACGGTTTCCCAGTTGAATTGCGATCGTGCCCACATCATCATGGCGGGCCTGATGCGTGCTTGCAGGGCACCACCATCACCCGTGAACCTGACGAGTTCAGCCGCGAAGCGGGCCTGGGTAATGGCGTCGTTGATCGGGCCAGGAATCCACCCACCATGTTGCACGTTGTTGATCAGTGCGCCAATGGGCGTGACGAGCGGCACGGCACCGAGTGCTTGGGCTTCCATGCACGTGATGCAGGAGGTTTCGAAGAAGTCGGTGGGGTAGACCCACATGCCGGATGAGAGCCATTCCCGATAGAGCGTGATCTGGTCCACACGACCGCGCCAATGCACGTTCGGGATGTTCTTCATACGGGCGAGGATGCGATCACGCGCCTCCCCCATCCAGCTATATTGCTTCGCCATCTTGTTGATATTGTCGAATCCATAGAAAGCATGGAGTTCAAGGTCCGGCACATACTCCAGCGCCCGCTCGAATATCCCAAGGAGATTAAGCAAGCCACGGTCAGGGCTCGATGCCCACATGATCTTCTTATGGTTGCGCGTGATGGAGCCTTCGGCTTCCACCTGTCGCATGAGATCAGCGCGGATGCCGTTTGAGGAGACCGAGGCATTGCGCATGTACGGTAGGTTCCGCTCCATCAGGATGCGGTGCTCCTCAGTCAAGGGGAGCACACGATCAGCTTTCTCCACACGTTCCTGGCTGTAGGTCGGATACAGGATGTCCTGGCAAAGAATCCAGCGTGGCTGATCGGGGCGACGGTCGCCGAACTTATCAAGCACTTCGGGACACCGAGACAGAATCCATAGCCCATCCTCGTTGAAATCGGCGTCCTTAAGTGGATGCCACACGGCTCCGCGCCACTCGCGGTGTCCGGTGAATGGCACAGGAGCATAGCAGACGACATCGTGGCCTCGGCGGGCGAGACGCCAGGCCATTTCAGCCATAGCTGTCTCACTCCCGCCGATGCCACGTTCGGTTGCGTTACGCCAGTCGAATTTCTCGAAATGGACTGGTGAATAGTAGTGAATCTTCATGCTTCCTCCTCATGGTGCTGCGCTTAGTTCTCTTGGAACTCGGTCGTGATGTCGATGGCAATCGACGCCGCGTTCGAGATCGAGTAGATCTCCATGTTTCCACTTGCTCCACTACCAGTCAACAGCGCCAGGGCGTGGTCGACTTCGAGCGCGACCCATCCACCCATACCACCCGTCTGCGCCAGTCCGATCGTCAGCCGGGTTACAGCCGTAGTTCCTGCGGTCAACGCGGTGGCGTCATTGGCCCAGATGCTGGAAGCAGCCGGGCTGTTGCCATTGCGCTTAGAAGGGGTTGTTGAGGTCCCACCCGAACCTGGGGTGGTGAAGGTCTTCACGCGTAGCTGGGCACCACCAGCGGTACCCGAACGGCACGCCCCGTACACACCCATGATGCGCACGGTCGCCTGCGCCGTGGTCGTCAGGGCACGCACGTGCTCCGACTCCGAGGCCGCGCCTGAAGAGGTCGTAGTTGCACGTGACACATCGTAGTAGAAAGGCAAAGCCGTATCTCCTTATGAAATAAGTGGTTTACCATCCCGGACTACCTCGTCCGGAATCTGCTGTAGATCGAGCTTTCCGTGCGTCTCCGCGCACACTTCGCAGAGGTAAAAAACAAAGGGGCTCCACGTTTTCAGCACACCGCCACCAGAGGTCCCGCAGTTGGCGCAGAACACCTCCTCGATCATCCCGATGGGACTGGGCTTTTCCTTGCGGTGCCTGGTCCCGAGTGCGGCAGAGAGCCGTGAATCTGGAAGCTTGAGAGGGTTAAGTGCGTCGTCCACTAGTTGACGAAGGCCGCGACGTGATGACCCGCACCAGCCGACGTGCTCCCGAAGATCGCGGTGGTCGCAAACACCGAGAGCCTGGTCGGGAAGTACATCTCCCCGTTGGACGGGGCCACCACCACGCTCTGTGTGTTCGGGACCGCTACGACAAACGTCGGCGTGGTTGTCCCAATGGTCACGCTCGACGCTGCGGCATCGAAGAACTGGAAGTAGATCGCTGCACCGCTTCCGTTGGTACAGATCAGCATCTGGATGCCGGTGCGACCAGGGGAGATGTTCGCCCCCGTGTTGCCAGGGTCTCGAATACCTGTAGAACTCGTTGCTTCCATTTAACCTTTCCCTCTATGGGCTAGAATGCAGTCTGCGATGCGAAGCAGCTTTTCCCGACATTCCGGACAGACATGGGCGTGGCGTCGCAACGTGAATGCCGCCCGAGCCAGGCGGTCGTTGTCCTGTGCCACTATGCATCTCCTGCTCCCTCGACTGGAGTCCGAATGGATAGCGTGACGTAGCACCAGTCTTCATCGCGAGTATCGACATTGAAGTGGTAGCCGACTGCTGGGGCTGCCACACGAAGCTGGTCCTCGTTCCACGCGCGCACTTTCGCCTTAATTAACGGGGTCGTGCTGAGATGGCAGAGCATAAGAATCGCTCCGATCTCGATACCATTGAGATACTTTTCGTCCTCAGACAGCCATGTAATACCGTCTGGAACGAACTTCTCCACGAGGCAAGTGTGACGCGGATACTGCCGGAGACAAAGCCTTTAGGCGGGAGAGCTAATCGTCGTCTTCAGAACCGTCTTCGTCACCCTCTATGAAGCGGTTGTACTGGCCTGGGTCAACCGGGATCGAGGAGATCTCCATGTTGAACGGGTGCCACATGGCCCGCATGTCGTCTGGGGCCTGGTAGTACATGTACGGCTGTCCATCCACCGTGATCCCCAGGATGTTCGGTCCCACCTCATCCCACAGGATATGCAGGCGCTTGAAGGCCAGAGGCTTATTCAGGGAGGTCTCCTCGGCAACCATCGAGGGATACAACGTAGCCTTGGCCGATATCCGCTTCGACATGCTGACTCCCTTCATATCCTCGTGGCCAGATGGTCATCGGGGTCGTATGTCCAATCGGGGTGTCCATGTCGGCATAGATGGAGAACCCGAGCCCCCTGGCCTTGGTGCAGAAATGGAGGTCTTCACTGAGCCGTTCTGTGTTCACCTGACCCACCTCAAACCAGGGGGCAGGCATGGCTGTGAGGACCTTCTTCCTGATCAGCATACCCCCAGTTCCAGCCGCCACACACTCAACGAGGCCGCTCTCAGGGAGGTCCTTCCAGGCCCACTTCTCGTACCGGCCATCAGGAAGCTGGTCCCGCATGATGACGGTGCTGAGAGGCGGCTGTCGGCCTGAACAGATCGGAACCGTGATGTCCTTGTTATGGTGGAGGAGCGAGATCAAGGTGGTGGCCTCGAAGATGTGATCGTCCCCCATGATCCAGAGCCACTCCCCCACCATATCCTTAACGATGCCGTTGAGTCCCGAACGCGATGTCGATGCCGAAGGACCAGATGATCTCGGTCCCAATCGGGGCCTGGAGCCCCAAGAGGCTCGTCATGAACCTGCCGTACCGTGTAAGCTCCCCGGTCTGAATGCCGATGGTACCCGGTGGGTACCCTTTGACTGGGATCAACGCTTCACCTGAGCCGGGAGCCCCACAACAGTGACCCCGTTTGGCACGGATTGAAGAACAACTGCGCCAGCACCAACCATCGCCGACTCCCCAATGATCACACCGGGCAGGACGATGGCTCCTGCGCCAATGGCAGCGAAGTCCATGATGCGCGGTGGCTCGGCAACATAGTGGACGTTCCCGGCCCGAGGATACCGATCGTCAGTGAATGTGGCATTCGGGCCAATGAAGACCTTTATGCCGAGGATTGTACTGTTAGGCAGGAACACCCCGTGCTGGATGTGGGTGCCATCACCGATTCTCGTATCCGTCCCGATGTAGCAGTTGCTCCCGATCACGCAGTCCCGTCCGATGATGGTGCCCTTGCGGATGATCGTGTTCGCCCAGACCCTGGTACCAGGCCCGATGTAGACGCCCGGATCGATGACTGCCGTGCTGTGGATACTCATCGTCTCCCCACTCGATAGACCATCACGCCCGGCTGGTCATCGATCATCCCCCAAGGATCTATCACGACAGATCCGACAGGGAACTTCCATGTCTTGTACTCGTCGTGGTTGCACCCAATGACGTAGATGCCCTTCTGAAGATGGGAGCACTTCGCCCACGATACCGTCAGCCGATGCTTCATGAGATTAAACAGGAGCTTGCTGGGACTGCCGATTTCGAGGTTGGTGTTCTTCTTGTACTCCGGCCCACACACCAACACAGGCAGCTTGAGCAGTTCAGCGTAGTACGTCACGACATCCGCGAGCCATTGGGTCTGCTTCTCACGAGCCTCGACGAGCCAGCCGAATGGATCAGTGGACAACCGAAGCTCTTTCGCGAGATGCGACAGCGCGATCTGGTCACGAGGATGGCATCCACCACCATCCCCCATGCCACCACGCATATACCGTGAACTGACGATACGATCCGTTGCCTGGGAGAGCGCCGTGGACACGTCGTCGCAGTTGGCTCCGAGCTTGTCGCACATCTCCATGACGGTGTTCGCGAGCGAGATCTTCATGCCGATCGCCGCGTTGTAGACCATCTTCGTAAGCTCAGCCGACTCGATCGACATCGACAGTACCGGCGCACCGTGCATCTTCTGATGAGCATCCTTGAGCATCCACCGAGCCAGGCCATCACCACCACCGGCCAACACGAACTCGGGGTGGGTCCAGTCGTGAACGGTAGTCCCCATCGCAATGAAGCATGGGCTGTAGATCAGATGCACATCCTGGTTGTGTGCCACGTGCGGGAGCAGGAGGCGACGTGTCGTACCAGGGAGCACGGTCGAGACGATTACCACGACCGTTGGGCGTGTGATGACACGCACCAACTCCTTCACGGCAGCTTCGAGGAAGCCGTAGAAGAAGTCCTGCGGCTGACCGTCAAAGGGCTCAATCCCCTCGCACTCAGGCTTGTGAGGGGTCTGGACAGCGACGAAGATCAGGTTGGCATCACGAGCCACCTGCTCAATGGTGTCGTGCCACGTCACGGTGACGCCGGACTCAAGTAGCTCCGGGACGCCCTCTTCCTGGTACGGGATCGCCTTCTTCTCTAGATATCCACGCACGTCCTTGTTGACATCGGTTCCGCACACCGTATGCCCAGCCTTTGCCATCGCCAGAGCGCACGGAAGTCCAAGCTTGCCGAGTCCTACCCAGCCGACCGTCACCTTGCTATTGATGGTCATGCGTAGAACTTCTGGTAGATCCGACCGGCATGCAACCCCATGTTGGCGTACATCTGGAGCGTGTAGAACGTGGAGGGATCGTAGTCATTCCCCGCCCGCGTGTCGTCCTGGTGCCCACCAGTCAGATCGTCTCGGTCGTGCGTGATATCGATCTCAGGCGTCTGACGATGCCGATCAAGGAACCCACCGATGATCTGCCACCAGGTGTCGTTGGCCCCGTTCTGTGACCATCCGACGAGTTGCACCCACTTTGTCGGAATGATGGGGAACACGTTGAGCCCGTTGTACCAGCCCTCGTGATTCGTCCGTGGATTGATGACTAGATCGTCCGAGACCTCCATGAGCACATCATCCCAACGCTGGGAGTTCATGATGGCGTCATCGTTCCAGAGAAATACCCACTTCCCGGCGATATGGGGGAGCAGCCGCTCACGGATGGCGAGGTGCAGATTAGCGTAGCCATACCGTGGTCCCGTGAAGTAGAAGACGCTGGAGCGTGGGGTGTACTGGTCCTTCGTGTTATCGTCCTCGTCCAAGTACGCCAGGACATGGAGCCGCGTATGATCCGTGGCGGTATCGACGAGGGACTGTATGGAGCGGTCGAAGGACTTAGGCCGACCCCGCGTCGGGCACAGGAGCGTCACTAACGGGTCGCTCATCTGGCTTCTCCTCTACATTCTTCCTGGTCGTCAACCCTTGATCCATGCGGAGCATCATCCGTTCATCACCATTCAGCACGGCCACAGGCACCAGATTACCTTCCAGTACCACGGGGATGATGGTCGCAGGAGTAATATGTCCTATCGCCTGGCGAGTGTCAACGTGGACTTTAAATCCCTTCTCTCTGGCCTTCCGGCAGAAGTACAGATCCTCGCTGATATGCTCCCCGTCCATCTTCCCGGCTTCGAACCAGGGGTCACCGATGGCGTCCAGGACTGGCTTCCGAATCAGCATGCCTGCCGATCCGTTGCCGTCCACCTCCATCATCCCGCCGTACTTGATATGGGACCACGGTGCCTGGAGATACATGGTGCCCGTGTCCTTGGGGTAGGTGACAGGGTAGTGCGGGAAGTCTCGCTTGGCGCAGAGCGGAACGATGATGTCCTTCTGCGTATTCAGCAGATGCAGCAGGACCTCGCCGTGAAAGGTATGGTCGTCGCCGAGAATCCACACCCACTCTCCCTGCATATTCCGGATACCGTGGTTGATGCCCTTGACGATCTCCACGCCCTTCTGCCAGTACATGATGGTCCCGACTGGAGCCTTCAAGCGGACCAGTGAGATCGAGAAGTCGGAGTAGCGGGAGAGTTCGTTTGAAACGATTACAACTGTGCCGGGCGGGTGTTCGCAATCCACAAAGTACATACGATCCTCCTCATTGGGTTATCCAAAGCGCCTCTGCTCTAGGGGGACATCGATCCACGGGCACATCTGAGCCCAGATGTCGATGCTGGTCTGACGTTCCTTTTCCCGGAAATACTTTCGTTCCTTGAAGTCGTACAAAGTCACGCACGTCTGCCTATCATACGCTCTTCGCAGGGCGGCGACCTCTGACCTCCAAGAAAAGTTGTCGTTCTGAGCTTCGATGCGGTGGAGCCGGACTTCGGCTTCGATGCGATTGGCGGTGTAGATGATAGCGATGCAGACGATAGCGACGAGGACAGCCCAGATAACGATGGTGCCACGAGCAGTGAGGGCGGCGTTGCCGTAGGAAAGGCTGAGCCCATTCCCATTGCCGTTGCCGTTAACGTGCTGATCCTTACGCTTCACGATTTATGTCGTCGTCAATGCCTGGATGATCCGCGTTAGTGGGATGCGCGGCCCCCCGACTGCTTAGTTGCCGATTGCTAGGAGAAACACTGCTGCTGCCGTACCAACTACGCTAAAGGTCGCCGTGCTACCAGAGACCGCCACTTCGATAGCATTACCGGCGTTCGCGGTACCTGCCGACGTGACAAACACCGCATCGATACGGTTAATGCCCTTCGGCCTCCAGGTGTTGGTATCCGCCATGGTTGCAGAAAGCGCAAAGGTAATGCGCTTGTCCCCCATCACGGTATTCCATTCGTTTGTGGTTGTGATTGCCTGCCATGGTCTGTTAGTCCTCCTTACAGGCCACGGATGAAGATCATGCTCCCGGTGATGACACCCGTGGTGAGCGCCTCGCAGATCTTGTTGGAGTTATACCCACCAGTGGTCACGATTGCAGCCGAGATGGTAAATGCCCCGGCTAGAGCGCCAGCCGTGGTTGCCGCCTGGAGCACAACGTGCTGCACTGCGTTCGTGTCGACGAGTGCCGTTGCCGTCCCATAGACGGTCAGCCAACCGAAGCCAGACGTGGTAAACGCAGTCTCAGCGATACCAGCCACCGAACGCGCCGTAGCGGTTGAGGCAGCCGGGGTCAGCACAACAAGCGTACCCGTGGTATCGCTGTGTGAAGCCGCCGAGTTCGCAGCAATCGAGGCAGCCGTAGCCTTGACGTACTTGTACGCCTTGCCGTTCTCGAAACGCAGCGCCCCTAGCTCTTCCTGCTGCGTGCTGTCCATCGCGGTGATGGAAGTACGCCATGCTCCCTGATTCAGAAACGGTCCTGCCATGTTCGTGTCGTCCTTTCGCTAGCCGTGGTTCCGGTTGCCCGGTGGGGTGTTAAGGTGTGCCCGCGACGGCCCCCCTACCACTTCGGCCAGTATGTGGTGTGCTGAGACGTTGTACGTCGCGGCACCTCAGCCCACCATATGCACTGCATGACCCCCTGGCGGTACGGCACCAGGGGGTCACCTGTTAGCTTGTTGGCTTACGACAGGCCCGTTGCGCGGGCGTTCAGCCTTGGAGCCACGACGATCAACTGGCCAGCGAAGAGAATCTGACCGACAAGCACGTCCTGGTTGGCTGGCTTCTGGAAGCCGGTGAAATGGAAGTCCCGGCTCTTGTGAATGATCAGCTTGATGTAGTCCGTGTTAAGGAACCACATGTTCCCAGACGCGCACTTGCTGTCCGGCACGACTGCCGCGCCGTTGAAGTTGATCGCGTTGTATCCGATCTTTGCAAGGTCCTCAAAGCCAGGACCCACAGGGAAACGCTGTTGCGGCTGCACGCGGTCCCAGACCTTGTCCCACATCGACTGCGTGGTCATGATCAGGTCGGGGCGGGCAGGCTGGATGGTGGCCGAGCCCATGATGCTGTTCAGCAGGGGCAGGTTCAGTGCGCCACCAGTGGTGTTCACGACGCCCTGGACAGCCGTACCCTGCGCACCGTTGGCGGAACGCGTGATACCACCGTAGGACGCCACGTTGGAACCAGCATCGATACCGGCGATCAGGCCCAGAAGCGCCTTGTTCGCGTTGCCGGTACCGTCAAGATACAGGTCAGTGCCGAGGGTGTCGGCCAGCGTGATGCGGGCTGTCTCCATCTCAGCTTCCACGAGGTCCATGACCTTCGTGGCCCCACCCTCGTTCTTCAGCATCGTCCGGCCATCGATGGTCAGGTTGCAGTAATACTGCGACCAATCGAAGAGCATGACCGTCTTGGTCTGCACGCGCTGGATGTCGAAGGTGTCGTTCGCGGAGTACGACCCAGCCGTCATCCCGGTGTAGATGATCGACTGGCGAATCTGGTCCCCACCATCCAGGAGCACACGCTCCTTGGAGGCCAGGCGCAACCACAGGGGGTTGCTGTTGAAGAAGTTATCGACAAGACCCGGCAGATACGCATCGACCGTAGTCGCTGCAACGTCTGCTAGTGTCCGGCCATCAGTTGGGTTTGCCATGGGTTAATTCGCTCCCATTACCCCCGATTGCCAGGTCCCGTCTGTCCGCGCTGAGGGATCTCTAGACCGCATGATCTGAACGCCTGATGGAGTACGTTGCGCGCCTCCGGGTGATCGAGCATGCCGTGCTGCTTGGCATAGACCACCGTTCGGACCATCTTGCGCAAGAACTCTGCCTGCTCCATCGTCGTCACTCTCGCCTGCACCAATCTTTCCTCTGCCATGATCTACTCCCTTTACCCGCGAAACACGCCAGGGCCGTGCTTTTCGAGGATTTGTTTTGCTACGTCTTCGCGCATGCTTGCCAAACCCCGTTTTCCAGGTGCCGCGCTACCAACCTTGAAAACCGGAGGTTCCCCACCGGCTACGGGGTTCACTGACGCCAATTCCTTGTTCTTGAGTTCCTGCTCCCAGTCCTTGCGAGCATTCTCCAACACCTGCTTGGCATAGCTCTCTCGATCCACATTCATCGTGGCTAAGGTCTTGCCTAGCTCGATGGGGTCCTGCTGACCACTAAGAACCTTCACGGCCTGATCAAGAACGGTATCGATATCGAGCGTCGGGTTCGCCAGCTTCATGTCCATGACCCTGCGATACAGGTTCAGGTAGTTATTGAAGTAGGCTTCCTTCGCTTGGATGTCTTGCTGGTACTTGTTCTGAAACGCTGATGCCCACTGCTCAAGGGCAGGCTTCAAAGCACCACCGATCTCCATGATCGATGCGCGCTGGAGTCGTTCCGCCTGTTGCTGAGGAGAAAGGTTTTCCCATCCGGCTGACCAATCCTGAGCGTTCTGCTGGACGGTCTGTTGTGCCTGCTGTTGAACGACCTTCTGTCCCTTCGGTGTTGCAAGGAACTTCTGAATATCGTTCCAGTTCGGCGCGATGTCCTTCTTGTACCACTGGTCCCACGCCTGAACCGCCTTCTCGTACTCCTGCTGACGGGGCACGAGTGCCTCGTATGCCTTCCGATACTCGCCGAGCATGTTGCCCTGCTCGCCCAGCTTTGACTCCAACTGCTGATACGCCTTCCAAGCGTCTTCAGCAGACTTGAACTTGTCCCCCCACGGTGACGCACCAGCCCCAGTCGAAGCAGGTGTCGCAGATGGTGTGGCTGCGGCTGCTCCAGGAGAAGGCGATGTCACTGCTACTGCTGGTTGGCTATTCTGGTTATCCATGTGTTCCTTCGCGTCCTCGGCTGTCTACGGTTATCCTTGCGGGCCGTAGGAGTCAGGTGTCGAGTAGCGTTTAAGCCCCTGGAGGTGCAGCGCCGCCCATGCCGCCCATCAAGCCAGCAAGTGCAGCCATTGACCCAGGTGCTTGTCCGGCCTGTTGGGAAGCCGGTCCCGTTACAGTAGGAGGCGGTTGACCAGGCCCAGCGCCAGGGCCACCCCCAGTGACCAACATGTTCAGCGCGCCTGAGATAAGCGGGGCGATCCGAAGGTCTTCCTGCGCGGCTTCCCGCAGCAGTTGGACCGCTTGGGCCACCTTATCGCCTGCCGACATGCGCGGTGCCTGCGGCTTACCAGCCAACTGAGACAGCATGTCGCCCATCAGGTCCTTCCCACCGAGGGGAGCTTCCGTCTTGGTGACACCTGGCAGCGTTGGAGCAAACCCAGGAATAGCTGGCATTACTTGCTGCGTCCACCCCGCAGGCTATACCCGCTGGTCTTCGCCACGTTGTCAGTCGCCAAGGTCTTCACGTTGCCAGCCTTGCTGCGGAAGCCCTTGGGCTTTGGACCACGAACCACACTTGCATGTCCCTTCGCCATTGATTGTCTCCTTGTTAGCGTCGCCCGCGCTTTAGGTCGCGGGCCATTACCTTGCGTTGTGCTTGATCACGCCTGATGTCGCGCGGAGAACCTTCCTTGACTCCCGGCTCCTCCACGTCGTACTCCGATTCCTCAAATGCATCCTTCGGCGGCATCGGAGCTTTTGCGGCCATTGCTACTTCCGCTTACCGCTCTTGATGTCCTTCGGGTTTTGCATCTCCTTCTTCGCTGCCTTTCCAAACGGGAATCCACCACGCGCCATCTGAAATCTCCTTTACCGAGGTGCTGAGGTTTGTCGCTGCGGGCTATGGGCCTTCAAGGACTTTCCCTTGAGCCCAGCCTTCGTGAATGAACTGATGGTGTAACCGGAACCAGGCTTTACGCTGTTCACCGCGTCACGCATCTCTTGTCACTTTCATGGAGACGGGTTAGAAAACAAAAGGTTTTAGCGTTTGCCGCGATCAGAACGTGATCTTCCGGCTTCACGCATAGCAATCGCGATGGCCTGTTTCTGCGGTCGACCGGAACGTACAAGCTCTGAGATGTTCGCGCTCACCGCTTTGTCGCTCTTGCCTTGAACGAGAGGCACTATCGTGCTCCGATCGGAGGCATGCCTTGAGGTGGCCCGCCTGGTGGCATACCAGGACCGGGGCCAGGAGGACCACCTTCTGGTCCAACAGGCGCACCGCCAGGACCCGTGTTCGGATCATCGGTCGCGCCACGGGGCTGACCCTGCGCCGCCAGTCGCTTCGCTGCGAGTACGCCGAGTCCGGCGAGAAACGAAGCGCCCTGCGGGGAACCGGGAGCAACGCCAGCCATTGACATGAGTTTCGCGATGTTGGCAACGTTGTCGTCGCCACCTTCACCGCCGCCCTGTTCTGGTCCCTGTGGCGGTAAGCCACCACCAGGACCCATGCCACCCTGTCCGGGCATCATGGAATACGGACGTGAAGTCACCCCAGGAACTGGCCCGAGCCCAGGAGGAGGGGGCTGCGGAGGCATCAAGGGATTCATTGCCATATCAGTCTCTCTTTACAGGTGAATTGGTTGCGGGCGAAAGGATTCGTCGGCCAATACGTGGACAGCCGACGCGATGAACTGTCACTGCGGTGCGTGGATTCGACACCGCACCACAGTCAGGACAGCGGAGGGGAGGATCGAGCCTAGTGCTTCTTGTTGCCCTTAGGCGGCTCAGGTTGACCCATCCCGTATTGCTTGGCTTCCTCGAAGCCTTCACGCAACATCTCATCTGGGTCACCAAGATCCGCCTCTTTGAGAATCGTCTTGACCGATGGCACAGGCACGCCGAGGTTGCCGCGCAACTGCATCGCCATCATCGTGCGCTGAATTCGTGTGTTCGCCAGTGACGAACCAGGCACCACAAGGAACCGGAAGTCGGTGAACATCTTCTCGACATCGAGCGCCTTGCGTGGATTGCCCTTGTCATCCATGAATATCTTCTGCCGCTCATAGATGTAGCTGATCCATTCCTTGCTGGCTCCAACGAGTTGTAGCGTGCGATCCGACGTGTAGTACTGCACCACACGGGAGATAAGCTTCTGACCAACACGCTCCAGCAGGCTCTCGTAGCGCCTGGAGATCTGACGGATCAGGGTCTGTGACTGTGCCTGAAGCCCTTCGAGGGCGGATGCGCTGATGGCTTGCCCGCCGTTCTCCTTACCAGCCGGGTCCACGTTGCCGGTGAGCATGTCGCAGAACCCTAGCAAGCTGGACATCAGTTGGAAGAGGTACTGCGGTAGCTCCTTCGGCATGTCGTAGGTAAGTTCACGACCTGGGCGCTTCTTGATGATGATGCCACCCTCGTTCGTCAACTCATCCCACTTGTCTGGCTCCAGCGCATCCATGTCGGCAATGACCTTCACGTTGTTCGAGAGCAGCGCATTACGGATGATGCCGTCACCGATGCGGTTGAATGCTTCCTGTAGCCGACGCAGTTCGTTGACCTCGCCGATCCCCCACGGGCTATCGAAGTCAAGGTTCCAGTCGAACATGTCGATCGGGAAGCTCCCGTCCCAATAGGGGTTCTTCTCATCCGATAGGATTATGTCTCCTGCTCGGATGATGCGTCGTCCGGTGGGGAAGAGGGCTTGGCCGTCTTGTCCAAGTTGGGGGTCTCGGAGCCAGTATTCACGAATCGTCGCTCGCGGGATCGGCCCTTCCTTGATAGCCGGACCTGGCTTGAAGATCTGCGGGAAGGATCGTAGGACCGAGGACAGGACGCCAACGTTTTGGCTCCTATGTTTCTCGCTGATGAAGGTGCTGTACTTGCGGTCGGGCGTGACCAGCATGCCGCGACCAGGGAATCGCTGCCGCAGATTGGAGATTGTGTCAAAGGTCTCCATGCAGAGATACGCCGCATTGTTCAGGTGCTCGGCTTCCATCACCATCGGATCGATCAGCATGCGCCGAGGATCGACGTGACGGATCACGATATCACCCAGGAAGTTGTTGTACGCCGGATCGTAGTAGGTGTAGAGAAACCCCGACCCCAGCGTCATGCCCGTCATGCCTAGGCGATACAGCACGGAGTCCATCTGGTTGAGGTCCCAGATGGACTTGATCGCCTGGTTGATGACGAAGGCGGCGTTACTGATTCCGGGCTTCGTCCCCACCACCTTGATGGTGGGCTTGACTTCCGTGAGGGCAGCCACCTTGCGTTCAACCTGGTTGCGGATGATGTTCGCCATAAAGTGCGGCGGACGATTCATGCGCCACTGGTCACCGCGAAGCTGCCGCAGCGATTCCTCCCAGTGCTTCCCGGCGTACTCGCGCGCGGAGGCGGACTCCGAGTCGAGTCCGTCGAGAAACCTCAGAATGCCGTGTTCGTCACTCTGAGCAGGGAGACTGTAGGGCTCTGGCATTTAGCTTGTCGTCTCGTCTTGCTTCTCGCAGATGTGCTCTCCGTGGAGCGTGGCACCCTGAGGGATCGAACTCATGTTGAGGTTCACGTTCTGCCCGTTGAAGTTCTGCATGCTCATGTTCGCCGATTGATTATAGGCGGCACTCAACATGCCCATGTAAGCACCAGGGCTCACCTGATTGGCCGTGTTGCTATTGGCTGGGATATTCCCGAGGTTTCCAAAGGTCGTGTTCGTTCCGTTGCTCCACCAGATATGAGGGTTCTGGTAGTACTGGTACGGCCAGGTGTAATGGCCCCAGGTGGCTCTACCGCACGCGGAGCAATACCCGCAATGAGGGCAGAGGGAACTAGGCTGTTGCAGTGGCTGGTGCATTGATCGCCTCCTTGGCAATGGCGCAGTCTTCCTTGTGACCGAATACCGATAGCTTGCCGAAGTAGCAGTACTCGCAGCAGTACCGTTGTCCCCAGGTGGTCGGCTTGAGCGGGTCGCCGCACGTCTTGCACGCGCGCAGCGCGTTGCCTGGTAGCATCTCCTCCCAGTCGGGAAGGATGATGGGGGAGAACAACGTCCCCTCTTCACGGGCACGCACGACGTAGCCACCGATTGCCTGCCAGAGCGGGATGTCCAGGTTCTTGCAGTACTCCCGGATCAGGTCTCGACAGTCGTCCGGCAGGTACAACAGGAGCTTCTCCATGCCGTCGTTCATGACTTTCGTGTCCTCGACATGAATGTACTCAGGCGTGAACTTGGCCTCGACATGCACGGGCTCAAATGGCTTCCGTGGGGCCTCGGGTTCTGCCGGATTCATACGAGGTGCCGCTGGCTCGAAGGTAACGGTATTGTTGGTGTTCTCCGTTCCATCAGCCGCGTCAGGGTTATGCATCTTGAACTTCTTGTTGTACGCCATCAATGGCCTCCTATTCCCATGCTGCCCATTCCGACCCAACCGGATGATTCAGGGCTTTGATTCCAGGGTCTGAGTTCCACGCCTGCCGTGGTTGCATGATGACGGTTGGATCATCCTGATACGCACGGGTGGTGCGGCTATTACCCGCATTCATCCACTTTTCAAAGTTCTCGTCGTCCGACGCGATCAGAGCAATCTGCCACGCCATCACCGTATCATCATGATGGCCTGCCGCGCCACCATACCGTTCGTTGCCCAAGTGGACGAAACTGCGCAACTCGTCCAGCAGTGTCTCCGAACGGATGGTCACATTCCCATTATTCATCTGGTGGACCGCAAAGGAGACGAGCAATTTCTTGGTCCGGTAGCTCGTCTCCCAGCCTACCTTCTTCGTCATACGAGGGCTGATCTCGTCACGGTACCGCCAGATGTACAGCGATGGGTAGCCAAGCTTCGTCAACTGTGCGCTCGTCGCGATGCCGATGCTGTTCACCTCAACAGCAATCTGAGCCCGGTTGTAGTAGTACCCGAGCGTGGCGACGTGTGAGGCGAGTTCCATCACGTCCACCGACTTGGAACGCCACTCCGCAACCTGCTCGTTGGACCCGCGCTTGAGCACACACATCACCGACCAGTCGGCTTCGTCGTCGCTATCATCACGAGCCGATGACCCGATGGCGACATCTACGCCAATGTCGTACACCACGCCCTTAATGGGTTCCTCCCAGACCGTCAACCGGCCACGAGGATTGGCTACGAAGACGAGGTTCGGGGCTAGTTCACCGATACCCCACGGCCCACCGAGCTTGCGTGACTTCGATCGCAGTTCGTCGAGCTTGTCCCACGGGAATACCTGATCACCTGGGGTGATCCAGCATTCCTCTTCGTTGAGCGGATACGACTGCTTGAACAGAGCTTCGTTGCCGATGTTTGCAAGTTCCGCTCGAAAGAACTTGATCTGTTCGTGGGAGAGCCCGTACTTCTTGATCATCTGCCGCTCTTCCAGGGACAGCTTCAAGGTCTCGCCAGGCAGGAGCGGAACGAAGTAGTCGGGCTGGAGGTACCACGGAACGAAGATGAATTCGTAGTCGCCGTCCCCAGCTTTCGCGCGTTCGCACGCTTCCTTGAACCAGGCCCCGGAGTACCGTGCCGTGGATTCGATGACACACATCGTCCCCGGTGCTTTCGCCAGCGCGGGGAAGATACCGTCGATGATGCCTTCCGCGTTGGTGAAACGAGCGGCCTCGGAGATGTGGACCGAGCGCAACGTCCGTCCGATACCAGAGTGGATGTTGTTGGCTGAGGTGATGACCAACCTGGAGCCGAGCCCTGGGTTCTGTGGACGGGTATTGTCGTCGGGATTCTCGAACACGAACTCACGACGCGTCGAGAACCGCTTGAGCGGCTTGATATCGTTGCCCAGGAAGTCGTAGTAGGTCTTGCAGAACCCGAACAACGTCTCAGCCGTAGCTGCATCGTGGGCCACGATGAGTCCGTTGTTGTTGGGATTGAGCATGACGGACCACGACATCATGGCCTCGCTCATGGCAGACATGCCCACCTGCCGGGCCTTCAGCACGATGTAGCGCACCATCCCCGTGCGCTTCTTCTGTGCCATCATGCCTTCCAGCACAGGCAACTGGCAGGGCCACAGATGGAAGGGGACCAACTCCCCCTGCTTCGTACGGATCTTTAGCTGATCAGCGAAGTACGCTGCGGGGTTACGTCGGTAGTACGCGATTCGAGCGGCGAGAAGGAATTCGCGTGGCGGGAGCGCGCTTAATGCTCGATCCACTCGCTGCCCTTTGAGCGCAGCACACCAGTGGACATGACGGCATCGTCACGCTCGATATCGTCCATGCCCTCTGTCTCGACCCACTGGTCTGGCATCTTCACGCTCGTCGTAATCACCTGGTCGAGATTAATCCCCGCTTCGAAGAAGCGTTGCTCGACCATCTTACGAAATGCCTTAAGTTCTTCGACCGCCGAGTAGAGGTACGTACAGATTCCTAACAGGATGAGCGAGAACACCGTGAGCGCAATATCAACCACCATGTCTTCATCCTCGTAGTGAGTAGTCGACCGATGCTGCCCTGAATGGCGTATCGATTGGCATCGGCGTGGACTGTTTGGCTGCCAGGAATCCCGGCAACACTTGGTTCGTCTTCTTCAGCGCATCCGGTTGTTCCTGCGCGATGGTGATCAGGCGAGCCAGTTGCGCGAGCTTGTTGCCTGTGGAGGCAGGGAGCCCATTCGGAACCTGGATCGCTGACTTGGCGGGCATTACCCCATCCGACCCATCGAACGAGAATGGTTGCCCGGCTTGATGCGCTTCGCGACCGAGAAATTGCTGGTGTTACCAGCTTCACGTCCCATCGTGCCGGTGGTGACCTTGTTCTGCGAGTTTGCCCGAGCCTTGATCGTCTTGGACATCACACGTCCTGCATTCGACTTCGCCATGATTACAGCCCCCTTGGTGGTGCGGGTTTAAGTGGTGACGCCTTGAGCCCACGTGGGAGCGGTCGCTTAGGCTTCACCGGATCTGCCACGTCGTCTACCGCTCGATCGGGCATCATATCTGGGCCATGACCAGGAGGATGCGGGGTCACCATGATTGCGATGGTGACGCCTGGCTTCTTCCCAGCCTTACCAGTTGGAGGTGTGTCTTCGCTCATGATTACTCCTGATCATCGAAGTCCGGGCACCGGGCCGCAAGCTCCATCAGGACCGTGGACTTCACAGCAATCCAGGGCGAGCGATAGCGTTTCTCGCTCCCATCAGGAAGCTCCCCCCAGTATCCGAGGTCGCATCGAATCGGTGCGATCGGAATATCCGTTGGGCTCACCTCCGTCAATGCGATGTTGCCGACTTCCTTGCCCTTTCCACTGATGACGCGTTTGCAGTGAAAACATCCCAAGCAATGCTTCTCAGGTGTCGGATACAGCAAATCCTTTCGGCTCATCTAGTCTCCTTTATCCTCTCATTGATCGGAACGTCTTTGCCAAGTTTGCTCGGCGACGTAGCGTGGGATTGTCTGAATTCGATGCGGTCTCAAGTTTGGCCGCAGGAATCTTTTGACCAGCCGGAATCCCAAGCTGACGATGGAGAGCGCCGGGGTGTTTGACTGCCCCGGCGATCCAGTTCTTGCTCTTACCCTTGGCCATTCTACCGTGGGTTCCCCAGCGTGTTCTGTGGATAGAACGCAGCCAATGCTGCATTCATGGGATTCGCCAACGGGTTCGAGGCGGCGAGGCCGCTGATACCGGATGGCACCATCTGTTGCGCCAGTAGCGAGTTCATCTGGTTGGATAGCGGGTTCGTTGCAGGTAGACCGCTAATGCCAGACGGCTGCACCTGTTGCGCCAGTAGCGCATTCATCTGTGAAGCCATAGGATTCGAGGCTGGCACACCGCCAATTCCAGCGCCAGCATAAAGCGGAGTCGCGACACCGCCTGGGATCTGCTGAGCCAACAGGTTGTTCATCTGCCCAGCCATAGGATTCGAAGCCGGGAGTCCCATAGGCTGTGGAGCCTGTTGCGCAGGGTTGGCGAGGGACGCTGGCGAATACCCAGGGGAGATCCCGCCCCCTAGGTTGCGCATGAAATCATCCCAGCCCATCTTGGACTGTCGATAGGCGTCATCGCTGATCTGAGTCCCTGGTGCAGGATAGAACAATTCCCCAGTGGATGGATTCTGCCATACCTCACCCGTGTAGCTTGGACCATTGCCTTCAGCCGTCGATCCAAAAAACGTCTTGATGAAGCCTGGCGGTGGCTGTTGGCCTGGTGCGCCCATCGCTCCCTCTGGGGCTCCACCTCCAGGGCTAGCCTTCTGGCCAGCCGTAGTAGGCGTCCACGGTTTCTGTTGTGAGGTATATAGCTCCTGAAGCTGTTTCTGCTGCGCAGATAGGTCGAAGGGGCTCTTTGGGGTTGCGGTTGGAGTGCCCTGCAAGATGCGCTGCGGAGTGGCGTACGGGTCCCTTTCGCCACTAGACAGGTAGCCGCCAGAGCCGCCAGAGCCATCGGCAAGGCTGTGATACGGCATGTTCATAATATCAAAGGGGCTCTTCGTGGTTGGCATACCGACAGGCCCACCCTGCAAGATGCGCTGCGGGTCCGTCTGATTGAACGGGCTTGTTCGCGCCCAGTTCTCGCCCTGGTGATTTGCCAGCCAACCAGTGGAGCGGCCAGTCGGATTGATACCAGGCCCAGAGTAGGGGCTCGTACGAGCGTAGTCCTGCCCCTGATGGTTGGCGAGCCAGCCGAGAGAGCGGCCAGCAGACGGAACCTGCATACCACCGTTGTAGGTGGATGGGTCAGGTAATTGCGTGCTTGTACCACCGCCTGGCGTTCCCTGATTCATCATTGGTCCGGCTCCCAAGTTGGGGAGGGATACTGGCCCACCCCAGCCCACCATACTGCTGTTGCCGCCAGTGGACCCACCATATGTACTCGGATCAACCATCCAAGGGTTCGCGTTACCATTCGCCGTTGGATTGGACTGATACGGACTCGTACCGCTCGCGTTATTTCCGCCCATTAGTTCCCCCAGTCAATCGTGTCAAAGTTCCGCCGATAGGCGGGTGAGGAGAATCGCATCTGGCTGAAGCTCTTCCAGGTGCGGGTAGAGGTGCCGGGCTCGCGGTTCGGATGATCCTTCTTCCACTTGGCGACGGATTCTACATGATCCTGCCGAATGGAGTCGACCTTCCGATCGAAGTAATCCTGATTCTTTAGTGGAACCTTCGACTGGTATTCCGTTGGCCCGGTGTATTTGTTGTCGTGTGTGATCTCAACTGGCATTAGTCGATCCCTAACTGCTTACGAACGTTGAGTTTTGCGTCAGCCGTCCCGATACCGCCAAGCCTGCGGATATGGTCCAGCAAGGCCAGGAGATCAAAGCTTCCGTTCTGAGCAACTCCGGACGGAGCGGCCTGGGGCGGATACAACTGGGCGTTAACATTGGCCCGACTTTCAGGAGTTCCGATGGACGGCAGCCCAACAAAACGCGACGGCTGGTCGACTGGCACCTGAGGATTCAACTGCAAGGCGCTCAGGATCTTCTTCGGGCCAGCCATCAGAGATTCCGCTGTCGCGTTGGTCGGTTGATCCACGGGGACCTGAGGGTTCATCTGTAACGCCTTGAGGATGCGGGGGATGTATTCTCCCGCGAAGCCCTTCTCTGGGATGTACGGACCCTGGGCAGGAGGCGCAAAACTGGCGCTGGACCCACGACCACGGAACTGTCCACCCCGTGCGACGGGCGGCAGCGAAGGACGATCCGGCTCCATCGTTCTCCCGGTCAGCCCGGTCAAGGACGGATTAGCCTGTGGGTCCCAGGTGTCTCCCGTACGACCCAGCGGGAACGGCGTCTCGGCATCGCGTGACCCGGCGAGTGGACCTTCGAATGCTTCGTTCTCCACGCCTGGGCTAGGAACGTCCTCAGGATTCGCGTCACGGAGGGACGCAACATCTCCCTCCATACGCCGATCCCGAGCCGCCACCAGATCAGCCAGGGCATTGAAGTTCCCTCCACGTTCCCCAGCCCGCTGGTCCTGCATCTCAGGCGACTGCCATCCCCACTTCTGCGCTGGTCGGAACAGCCCCATAAGAGCTTCGAGGAGTCCTTCGTTATTGGAGTTGCCTTCGTTGATCCGATCTAGTCGTCCCAGATCGCCGTAGTCATCCATCGATTACGTCCCCTAAGTCCTTGTCGGTAATGTCTTGTGAGTCTTCGAGGAGTTTCGCCACTCGAAGGATGTCTGGCGTCGCGGTGACATCTGGACCAGCGGCTCCGACCGGCTTACCCTTAGGCGTCGGGACCGTGAATTTTGCCAACAGTTCGGATGCCTTGAGCCGCAGTTCCATCGGAACGGCAACAGTCGTGGGCTTGCCGTCGATGGCGGTCACATAGTTGCCCTTCATGACGGACCGCCAGAACTCGCGGAGGTCGTCAACGTCTGGCGGAGCGGGACCTCATGAGGCGAAGTGGCGGCTTTCTTTGCCATCTCTGCTGAGCGTACCCTAGTTTGCGTTACGGAGAGAGTTTAGGCTCGACCTTCCGGTGGATGAAGTCACAGTACGCTTTGTTGTATACTGCCCACTTCTCGTGTCCGTCATTGACGGGCATAAAGCTATCCCGGAACACATCGTCACAGTTGCCGCTAGGGTCCTGGGTTTGGTGCAGTATGCAGGAGCGCCGTTCCCACATAGATGTAAGCGGCTCGGAGCGACACTCCGGGCACCACTGCTCTATCGTTGGGCCTACTTCTTCAATCACGTGAGCAGTATGCCACATTTTTGGTTGACAGCCTGTCAGCGATTTTGGTAGGTTCGTCGCATGGTCGTGGTTGGGATCAGTGGCGCGATCTCATCTGGTAAAGATGCAATTGGCCGATATCTTGCCACGCACTATGGATTCATCCGCCTCGGTATGGCCGACGCTCTTAAAGTAGAGGTCGAGACCAGATTCCCGCGCACCCTAGCTGCCATCGCGTTCTCCATGCCCGAGATCCACACCATTCATAACATGGTGTGGGAGACCAAGCCCCCCATCGTCCGTGAGTTACTTCAGGAGATGGGCACGGAAGTGCGTCGGCGCGACGACCCTGACTACTGGGTCAAGGCGTGGATGAATAGCCTACATCGGTTCTCCAGGTGGGAACGGATCTACTGCCCGGATGTCCGGTTCAGGAACGAGGCCCAGACGATCCGCAACGTCAATGGCAAGTTGATTCGCGTGAAGCGGAGCGGCTACGATACCGGGTCCCATGACAGCGAGCGAGACCTCGACAGTTGGTCGGACTGGGACATGGTGGTACAGAACGACGGCAGCCTAGCGGATCTCTATGACCTGGTTGAGTACGCGATCGTCCCCCTTATCCTAGAAGGAGAAGAGTGATGAGCATTGGCACCCATCGGGTTGTTCACGTCAGAAACGAGCGCCCACGTCCAGATAGTGATCGTCGGTCCATGTGTTGCCCAACGAGTGCGCGAAGTGCGGCACCGAGGCTGGCTGGATGGTATCGCCTCAATATGGCAGGTGTATGCTCTGTGGGCACAATGCCTATCTCGTGTCCTCGGTGTGACCGCCTCGGCAGATAAGGTCATCTACTACGGGTTTGCCCATGCGGTTGTGCGAGAGCGAGTACTGCGCCTGCCTGTTTGGGCGCTGGGCATGGATCGCACTGCTCCTGCCCTTCAATGGGCTATTCTTTGTCTATCGGTGTTCATATCCTGTCGCGCTATGGATCTGGTTGACAAAGGAGTGGTAATTGGGCCTTGTAGTCCGACGCGCTGTTCGAAGTGATCAGCCACAGTATTCTTTATCGGTAGGAGACGGGGGAAGCGACGTTTCATTCATCGAAGGCGGCGGTACGGTTCTTCTCCTTCTCCGAGGGTGGGTGCGAACACATCTGTCGGTTCCCCTATCGAAAGCTGTGTTGCAACTGCGTGAGATCCTCCGTAAGTCCAATCAAGTGCGGGATCTGTGATCCGCACAAGAATAAGATTTATTGATGAACGATCATCGTATCCCGACTATCCTCAGTCGTCCTGATCGACTCCACGATCCGCTCTACGTGTTGATGAGCGCGTACAACCCGCCGCGTTTTCGGTCTCGGTGGAAGTTGTTCGCCGATAACGTGAAGCGAGTCGAAGAGGCTGGCGGCATTCCGTACATCGTCGAGATTGCCCTCCGGAATAGGGACTTCGTGCTGACGGAGCCAGGCAATCCACGGCATCTCCAGCTTCGGACAAACCACGAGCTATGGTTCAAGGAGAACGCCTTGAACCTCTTGGCGCAGCGGCTTCCTCACGATTGGAAGTACGTGGCGTGGATCGACGGCGACATCACCTGGAGCCGTGACGACTGGGCTGACGAGACTCGGCACGCCCTTCAGTCGTGGCCAATCGTCCAGATGTTCAGCCAGGTCCATTACCTGAACGTGGACGAGGAGATCATCAAGACCAGTAAGGGCTTCGCGTACTCCTTTGCCACCGGACAACCGCTTCCTGAGCTTGGATCGTTCGGTGGATCGTATCCAAGTGGGGCACAATCTTACTGGCATCCCGGCTTCTGTTGGGCTGCGCGTCGGGATGCCTGGGATGGCATCGGCGGATTGCTGGACAAGTGCATCATGGGGGCCGGTGACTGGCATATGGCCTGGGCCTTCATTGGGGAGTACGAGCGAGCGATCCATAAGGGATTCCATCCTCGCTACCAACATGTGATTCGCGAGTGGTCACGGCGGGCCGACAATCACATCAAGCGCAACATCGGCTATGTGAAGGGCCTGATCCTGCACCACTGGCACGGCTCGATTGCCAAAGCGGCAATACTGGTCGCGGCAGATCCGGCTGATGCAATCGAAGTTCGATCCCACCGTCCACCTGTACCGCGACTATCAAGGACTGTTTCAACTCGATGACAACGCCATCGAACTCAGAGACGCCTACCGCAAGTACGCAAGGGACAGGGACGAAGACTCGCCCTCATGAATGGTGGGGGCCGTGTAACACTGATGGGCCTGAAGGCGTGTGTTCCGAGTGCCATCGTATCCATCTCTGTGAACTGGAGACCTCGGCCTGGATCAACTACCTTAGGGGAAAGGGGCACATCTTCTCATGAATGACGTTCGCATTCCTCGCTGGTCCGACATTGCGCTGGTAAACAACTCGACGGACTTTGTCGTGACCGATGAGTTCCTGCATGCTCTCCAGGTGCAATATGGACGCGACCTAGCTCCGGCATGGGGCACCTGGGGCGATATTGATCTAGTACCAGCAGATCAGATTCCTGACAAGCGCATGGTGCTCGGCATCTTCGATACAGCCGATCAAGCCTATGTACTGGGCTACCACGACATCACGCCATCTGGTTTGCCGGTTGGCAAGGTGTTCGTGGAAACATCTCGCGCTAACAACGCATCGATTTCCGTCGTCACATCGCATGAAATGTGTGAGATGGTCGTCAACCCGTTCATCAACCGCATGATCCAGGACCTACGACATCCGTTCCGGTTCTGGATCTCGGAAGTGTGCGATGCGGTTGAAGCTGATGAAGACGGGTATGCTATCGAGGGAGTCCAGGTATCCAACTTCGTGCTCCCGTCCTACTTCAATGATCTCTCCGGACCGTGGGATCAGGTGGGACTGCTGACTGGGCCACTGCCAACCCTACGTCCAGGCGGCTATCTAAGCTATATCGAGCATGGCATGTGGCATCAGATCTACGGTAGGAACAGAGCAGCGCGAATCGGAAAGTTCGGTGGAAGCGGACGGTTGAACCGTGTGGGCCGTCAGAAGATCATATCCACGTTCAACGTGATTCGCCAGGACGTGCAAGCTCCGTAGCGCAGTCCAAACGTTTTCGGCTTGACACCGAGCCGGGGGTCGTGGCATCGTGACCCTCGGCTCGAATTGTTTTAGACCGAGCCATGTGGCGACACACGTAGCGGGGACCGCACACCCGCTACATGTCGAAGGTACATATGCGACCAGTATTCGGACGACGGTACATTCTAGGATTTGGTTCCACAGGCCGTATGCCTGTGGAGAGCAAAGGTAAACGCAACTCGCTGCGGCGTGGAAGGACACGCGTGGATCGGCCTCCTTGGGGGCGGGATTCAGCCCGTGGTCCAAGCACGGAAGCTGGTACCAAGGCCAGTCAGCGAGATCACTAGGAGGTTCATCATGATTACAGGAGGTGCGCCATGACACTTTAGGGAGGTGATGTGTCATGGCACGAGGTGGAAAACAGGGCGGCAAGAGTTCGCCCAAGATCGGTCGCAGCGGGATGGCGTCCACGAAAGCAAAATACGCAGAGCAGTTCAAGCGTACCGCCCGCAACAAGGCGCGACGGATCAAGCAGCACAACGGCGACGAGTTCTACAAGGACTGGCTCGCCAAACAGTAGAATGCGAACATCCCGACGAGACGAATTCCTCAGTGGGTGCGCACCCGAAGGCTCGTCGGTCTGGCCCTGATTGAGGCCACCATACGCGGAAGAGGGATCGGTCTAGAACGTTCCGCGTATGGAATTTTTCCCCTGCTGCGTGTGGCACGCGGCCACCTAGGGCTAGGGATTGTCCTGATGCACTAGCGCCAACGGCGGATTAAGGGTGAGATCTGCGCACCAACTCTCGCCAGCAGGATTTATTGCGCGGATGGAGCAACGGTGGCTCATCACTCTCATAAGGTGAAAATCAGTAGGGTTCGACTCCCACCTGCGCAACCACATATCACCAACTAGAGGATACCGGATGAACAAGTTGTTTGTAACACTGGTTGTAGTCAGCCTGTCTATGATTGCTCCTGCATACGCCACAACGTGCTCCACCGTGCAATCGATTACTACAGAGATCCGCTATGGCGACACCATCAGGGCAGACGTGGTGGGGTGTTCAACACTACCCAATACACCAGGTCCGAAGCACTTCGACTTCTGGCCGCGCCTGGAACCATACAGTTTTGGGACCGTGGACAATAGCGACCTTGCCCTTGGGTGTCCCGCTGGCGCATGGCCTGGGACGACTAAGACGATTACTTGGACAACCTACAACACTGCTCATCCAGTGATCGACATTCAGTGGTATTACGGGACAACCCAGTTTTGAACCCAATATCGTGAACAACGGGTGCAAGGCGTCCTTCACCCTTACACGCCCAACGGTAGATCCTTGCGATCCCATGTCGGTATGCTCAGGCAACACGGTGATGTTCTGCCGGTCGCTCTCTGGCTCGCCCGCCGTAGCGAGTGAGTGCATCGGCCCATTGGGGATGGTAGTGCCTCCCTCCGTTGGAGGGGTATGCGACTGTCACACCGTGACGGTAAAGGTGCCCAAGCCACCTGATGCCCAACTGGCATACACCACTATCGCGGCTGAGACTGGGGCCTGGGCCACCATGATGTACGGGATGTCCGTAGCGGGCTGGCCCCCCTGGACTGCCATCACAACCAGGGCGATATCCAGGTTTCTGGCAGCCATTTCGGTGGCGGCAGCGGCACTTGCCGAGGACCCGCCAGATCTCGTCAACGCCCAAGTCCTACCGGATGTGTTGACCCTTCTGGAGCCTCCCGTAACTAGCGGCGGGGATGTGTACGGGGTGCAGACACTCACCACGGCAGACGGCTGCACGGCGACCCAGTGCGCCAACATGAACACGATCATGAACAAGCTGAATCAGGCCCAGGCCAAGCTGCGGGCGTCTCAGCAGGCGCTCGACAGGTGGGCCGGGTGTGTTCAACTCAACTGCGCCCCTGCCTATCTTGAACAGCAACTAGACTACTACGATCAAGTGGTGGTGGGATTTCAGACGGCGTTGTCCCTCCTGCGTAATGTCACGGTGACCTTGAATGATTCGAAGATATGGAAAACTGGGCCACGGGATTACAGGCCCTTCTATGCCCCGCTCTACCAGGGCTCGGCGGAATTGCTCACGTGGTCAACGACTAATCTGCAATCACAGTAATGGGCTGCGACATACGTGTCACGGATATGTATGTCGCGGACTGGGACAAGAGCAGCAAGAGCGTGTCAAGCTGGGGATGGTGGTGGGAAGATTGCGGCCATCTCTGCCGCTGGGGGCTTGCCGAAGACCTGCCAGGCAAATGCTGCAAGTGCACGAAACGTCACCAAGTTGGATGCGACATCTGCGAGTGGAAATGAAGAAAACTATGGACATGAGGGTGACTCAGGATTACTGCGCCGACTGGCGAAAGAGCAAGTCCGGCGCTCGTTTCTGGGGGTGGTGGTGGATGGTAGACTGCCCACACCTATGCCTCTATAACGATCCATCGGGGAAATGCTGCGTGTGTATAGGTGAGCAGAATACAACCGCAGGCACATGCGGTATATGCGAGATGTCTCTTACCGGAGGGACCCATGCTTGAATGCCGACATGCGTGGCGCGGGATGGCTGACGACCTCCGCATCGGTGCGGTAAACAGTTCCTCCACTCGGCTGATGCCCATGTCTGCCGGTGTGGAGCGCGGGATGACGAGGACCCGTTCTGGGTGTCGAAGTCCCATAGGCCGGAAGAAGAGTCCCACTGGAAGGAACCCAATCGACGGTAGACTGTCTATGTGGTCAACCTTACTGCCCCCGTAATAATCCGTGTCATCATCTGTGTAACGCTGCTGACCCTGACAGTCCCGATCGGATCTGGCACCTCCCAGCAAGGACTGGAGGAACACATCACGATTAAGTGGTGTCAGTGGGCGACGACAGACGTGAAAGGACAGTTGCACGTTCAGCGACAGGTGATGATGGACGACAAGCCCATCGGGACTCCACACAATCAGTTGGTTCTCTATCCCGGTTCCTGAGCCAGAGCCAGCACCAGCGAAATGAACGAAATCGAACAGGAACAACTGCGTCAAGCCTTCGAGATGGCCGGGTTCCCGACCAACAAGGCGACGGAGCCTGTTCCCTGGTCTGATCGGCTTGCTGATCTGGCTGGACTCATGGGTGGAGCCAACCCATCGAAGTTCGGGCTACGGATTCCCATGCAGGCACTCACCAACATGCTCAAGCAGATGGCTGGCGAGTGGCGGTGGTCACGTACCCATGAGGCCCCGTCGAGACAGGTGATCCGAGATTTGAACAATCCGGCCACCGTCGAAGCGGTGGAGAAGTTCCTCGCCCCGATTCCTGACACAAGCAAGTTGAGCCCGCTCAGTCAGGGAACCAACGTGGTAGCGTTTCAGGCCGGAGACAAGGTTCTGAAGATGCGGATTCCGACCTTCCTCGAACGCCGCCTCGGGGAGCCGCTGAGTGAATTAGCAGAGCAGTGGAATGCTGCCGGACGTGATCTCCCTGACATCATGATCCCGAATCTACGACTTCAGGAAGCTCCTGGGATGCTGTTGGCAGAACAGCCGTTAGCTAGGCCATTCTCTGAACGATGGGCTAAGTCTCAGAAACCAGCGTCGAACGATCCGCGAGGATGGCCTGACATTGAGGCGATGCTAGGAGACGCGATGAAGGAACGCGGGTATGGATATCGCGATCTTCATGCTGGTCAGGTAGGGTTCATGCCGAAGGACAAGATCCCCCGCATCTGGGACTACGACGTGCCTGTGCCGCCTGTCTTCCTAGAGTAGCGTGTGTTCGCAGTAGGCGTTTTCCTCGTACGGCCTCTTGCTCGCCTGTTCGTGCTGCCCGCAACAAACCACGCATAGGTTACTTCTCTTCCCTCGACATAGGCAGCATGCCCCACCCATCAGGTACCAACATACGTGAGGACATTCTGGCGTGATCTGAAGTGTCCAGGAGTCGGACGACGACGCCATCAGCCTACTATTGCTCTCCGAGACGAATATCATGGCTTCAACTTCTTCCGCATGTACGCCTGGATACCCTCGGCGTGCGGATCAGGCGTACTCTTCATGTAATCCCAAGCAGCCGCGATAGCCTGATCGATAGTATCATCACGCACTCTCGCAACGTGAGCCCGAGCGTTATCAACCTCTTCACGTAGAGCCTCCAGTTCCCGGCGATCAATTTCGTCCATCATGGACTCCATCACACATGCAATCGCTGATGCCTGATTTCCATTGCGCATGTTGCCCACAGCACACACGGCAGATGGACCTACGGCCAGCGCAGATGCAACATCCATCCGCCCCAAGGTGCCAACACATGTGTTGACAGTGTGTGCTGAACTTTGTGATCCAGGAGGTGTGGATGTAGACGGTGGCGTCTTCACCGTTGTGATGGATCTCTGGGCCTCTCATAGATGCATCTCCTCCATGCCACGACGCCACGGATCGACACGCGTTTCTTCCAGGATCTGATCGAGCTTCTCCAGCATCTCTTCTTCCTGGGCCTTGTGTGAACAGGTTGAATCACACATCCGATGCTCGTCTGGAATCCACCACCGGACTTCGTGGTTCAGGAACTTCCTGAGCTTGAGGATGATGCCTTGATACTTCTCCCTGTCACGCTGCCATCTGCGCTAGCTTGGTCGCCGCCTCAACGTCCATTGTGATCATAGCCTCCTCCAGTCATCATAGGAACGACTTGTCGTTGACCCCCTTGCGCTTGTCGATGACGATGGCTTTCTCTTCCATCTCCCAGATCTCCATCCGGCTATGCGGATTGAACCCGGAACATTCCTCGACATCATCATCGATCTCGCCCAGCTTGCCACACATGATCCGCAGTTGGCTCTTGGTACGACGACGGAGTACTGTGGCGTACTTGCACCCGCCACAGATTCCGTCCGTCCTCAGCCCTCTGCCTTCGAACTTTACCGCATCGCCCTGCACACTGCCGTCCACGTGACCGAATCTCCTAATCATGTCCATGTTGGAACGCCTGGCAGGACTCGAACCTGCAACCTATGGGTTAGAAACCCATCACTCTGGTCCACTTGAGCTACAGGCGCATGTGATTGGTCTGGCTGGCAGGACTTGAACCTGCGGCCCCTGCGCCCCAAACGCAGTGCTCTACCGGGCTGAGCTACAACCAGACGATCGTTTACCACTCGCACACCACACATTCATCATGAAGGCGCATGCTAACACGAGCCACCCGCCGATACGAGGAATATATGGGATCACTCGTCGCCTTCATGTTCCGGAGGTACAGTCCCGGTCACGCATTCCCTCGCACTGATCAGCTTGGTCTGCGTGTAGTAGCAGTCGAACTCCACTCTGATCGGTGTCGTTGGATCAGCATTGTCATGCCATATCGTCTCGATCTCGATCTCGCTGTCCTCTTCATTTCGACGATTGATCACGCAGATCAGCATATCAATCTCGTGGTTTTCGTCGTCGAATCGATACGCGTACACGTTGCCGTTGGGCTGAAAGAGTCCCCATTGCCCACCCGGCCCCAACGTCATGGCCTGGATGGACACCTCAGGGAAATTTGTCTTCACTCGAACGTAGCCGGTACGGATCATCGATGAACCTCCAGGTTAGGGGGTGTGTGCTGCCCTTGTGTAACGTCCGTGCAGGGGTACACGGTGATCACTGAATTCGGAGCCGGGCCGATATTCACCTCTTGCCTATGTGCCTCGCATTCTACATGATCCCTGTAGCCCGGCGATGGCACGATACCATACGACCATTGGTCCGTTCCCAGGAATATATACGTCACAATTACGAAGAACCAATTCATCGAGGTACCCACTCCACCACGAACCCAGACCCCTGAACGGATCGATTCACCGTGTCCTGGATAATCAGGCTGATTCTGGCATAGGCGTTGTTGAACCCTTCCAGTCGAATAAATCCCTGCCAGCGTCCCAGGATAAATGGGCTGGTTACCTCGCCGGGTAAAACCACACGATTGGAGTCCAGGAGTTGGGTCACGAACCCGCCTGACTGGGCCGACAGGAACCCTCGTCCCGTATAGCTCGTATCCACCGTCACCCCATCAGGCAACAGTCTGGCAATGGTCAAGGCGTGCGGAGCATACTGATCGTTGATCGGGGTAAACATCGAGAACACAAAATCCACATGGGGAAGAAGACGATCACACTCCAGTGCCCAGCCTCTTACTTCAGGTTGAAGTGCTTGCCCTTGAATGAGTGTGAGGTTATGTTGCACCTTCGCCAGCGTGTCGGTCGTCACGTCCATTGGTGGTCTCCTGTTTGATCAGAGTGCACGTGTCGCACACCTGATTGCTGTGGATTTCCCACGCATTATCCGGCTCCGGTAGTGCTCTCAACATCACATTTGCTCTATGCTCGGACTCTAGTATGGCCCGCAGCCCCGCCGTCTGCTCGGCGGCGTGAGCGTCCTTGTATGCCTCGATCGTCTGCGCGAGGGTTGCCTTGCTGTCTGGACTGTCCCAATCCTTCCAGAACGCCTCAGCCCACGTCTCGGCAATCGTCGCGCCTGTCACCTTCCTTTTGTAAGCAGCTTGATCCTTCGCGCGCGCCGCGTCGCTCATCCCGGCCCCTCGGGGGCGGTTTCAAACAGTAGCCGATCCATCGTGCAGTCTCGACACCCGCACTTCCACGTCGGATCATCGCTCGTCGCATGTAGGATCAGCCCATCCGTCCAAGCCCTTCGTAGTCGAGCCAGTAGCCCCGCCGTCTGCTCGGCGGCGTAAGCCACCAGGATCTTCGCGTAGTGTGCGGCAATCTCATCGCGATGCTCTCGGACCCATGCCTCAGTCTCCTCATCACACGGGAACCACTGCCCACCGAAGTCGATGCCCCACGTCCCGTCATCGTTCGCCAGCACCCTGATCCACTGATCGGCTCGTTCCTTCGCCCGCGCCGCGTCGGTCATCCCTGCCCCTCGGGGGCGAGGCGATTCAGCGTGCGGTCGAGGTCTGCCCACCACTCTTGAGAATCCTTTGCATCGGCGATTCTCTGGAGCAGCACCCGCAGCGCCGCCGTCTCAGCCCGCAATGATACGAGTTCATCGTGGGCCTTCGTGAACGTGATGTAGCTATCGGCCCACTTGTCGATCTCGGCTTGCAGCGTCGCCGTCTGCTCAGCGGCGGCATTCCAACCAGCCTTAAAAGCGTCCTCTTCACGGTCGGGTTCGTAGCGCCGTATGTCGTAAAAGTCTTGCCACGCCTTCGCCCGCGCCGCGTCGGTCATTCCCGTAAGGCCATAATCGCCTGTGCCTCGGCGACGAGTTCCGGCGCGATGCCATCAATTAGCGCGGAACCGATTAGTTGTCGTTGTCGCGCCACCAGCGCCCGCAGCGCCGTCGTCTGCGCCCAGATCTGATCAATCACCTCACGCTGAGACCCCTGTAGTGCAGCATGCTCAGACTTGAGTTTCGCCGTCTGCTCGGCGGCGTAGGCGTCGAGGGCCTCGATGATTCGGATGTGCAGCGTGCATGGCCCGGTCTCATTGGCACACGCCCCGCCGCCGTCACAGTAGGGCAGCTTCACGGTGGCCGCCTTCGCGCGCGCCGCGTCGCTCATAGTCCTGTTTGTTCCTTCACAGAGCACCGGCCCGTTCGCATCTTCTTGAGTGTGGTCGCATAGCCGACCCCGATGGGGTTAGCGGTCGCGTTGTAGAAGTACACGTACACCGTTACGTCAGCGTCGCCATCCTCAACGTTCTCGAATAGCAACACCAGATCGTCGGTCTCGCTAATCGCGAACGGGAACTTGGTATAGACCAGCTTGTTGTCTACCGTTTCGTAGGTTCTGATCGGCACGGGAGAACCGAAGACATGTTCCCCGTTGCGAATCACCGACATGTTGCTCGCCATCTCTGGCGGCAGCACTTCCCCGTTCACCCTCTTGTAGGCCACGATCTCCAGCGATCCGTATCTCATGGCTTACCTAACACCGAGGCCGGTTGGGGTTGCCCCGAGGGTGCCAACAAAAGGGAGACTGATTTCTCCATCGCACGGGGTTGTTCCGGCTGGCCCTGTTGCTGCCACATTGACCCAGTAGGTTCCGTTCGTCAAGGTCCCAAGTGCCGTGATGGGTAGATTCACCGTAAGTGGCCCAGGGGTTCCTGGTGTCAGTCCCAGGCTCGATGTTGTGACGTTCACTGTCGTGACTCCTGTCGTGGCTGTGCAGACATTCGGGCTTCGTGCGAACTTCACCACCCACGCACTAGTGGTCGTAGTGCCGTCCGGTTGGTTCCAGCTTAGGATACTCCCTGGACCGCACAATCCGCCAGGGCAGTTGTTCTGTGCTGCTGCGGTTGCCGTGACACCACACAACACCCCGATGATGACGAGTACGAGGCGTACCATCAGTCCATCAACTTTGATGGCGTGACCAGCGCATTACCTACGATCACGTCGTCCGGTGAAATTGACTTGGACAGGTGAGCCATCTTGGTTGCCTCCAGGTTCACCTGAGGCGCGTCCTTGAACTTCCCCTCTTCGTCGATCACCATCACCATCTGGCTATCAAGGTGGACTAGCTCGATCATGTCGCACTTGAGGTGACCGTATAACTCCTCCAGGGTCCACGAGTGCCCCACGGGTGATACCTTCTCCGATGTCCCATCCGCTCGATACAGCACTGGTGTTTGCATCCCTAGACTCCTTTCTTCTTCCTCTTCGATTTATCTGCCCACTTCTTCCCCATCTCGAATGCTTCCTCTGGTGTTGGATGTGCCGTTCCGAAGATCGGATGTGCAGCCTTGAACAGCTTGTACACACGATCACGTGTGGCGGCGTCGTAGTATCCCGCGAAGTATCCGAGGTTACTCTTCTGGACTTCCACCGCACGCTCGATGCTATCTGTCGGCTTGGCTTCCAGGTGGATCGCGATGAGCTTCGTGAAGTACGCGGTGGCTTCTCGTTTCGTCTTGATCTTCATCGCTGGCTCGTACATCTCTCCTGCTGTCATTTTAGGTATTCCCTTTCCAGGCCATCAGCAATTGCCTTAAATGACCACCGCGCTCTATTTCTCTTTCCATCGTGCCACCCATCGTTGGCTTCCGTGCATGATAGCAGCTCTCCTCGTGGATACGTGATGCCAGGATCTGGGATTTCGAGTCCGTAGTATCGGGCCACTCTTGGAGGTAGCACAGCATCTCTTCCACCAAATTCGTACTCGCCACCTCGCTGCATCCACTTCATGTGAAGGTCTTTTGCCGCGATATCGCATGCTACACCGAGACAGCAATAGGAGTTATCTCTCTGCCGCAACATCCCTTCACCCTGGCGGTACTTTCCGGATCGCAGCGCCTCCACCCACTTCTTGATACGTCGCTTCTGTGTGGCTGTCATTGATCCTCCTCTCTAAAAGATTGGCTGGCATGGCAGGATTCGAACCTGCACCGCCCACCTTAACGGGGTGGTGTACTACCAGTTGTACGACATGCCAGTGGGGTGACGGGTGGGGCTCGAACCCACATGTGCGAGATCCACAATCTCGTGCGTTACCAATTACGCTACCGCCACACTATTTCACCTGCTCCGTTGGAATCGTCTCTGGACAGGGCACCGTTACTTTTCCACGGTGACAGACCAGGCTCTGTGTCGTGGTCGATGATCGACCAGCATCACACACCGTGTAGTAATGATATTCCCCGCATGTGCTGGTTCGAAACCAGTACACGATACAGCCCTCGTTCTCCAGAACCTTTCCGGATTTTATGTCTGTCTCGCATGTACATCCGGCAAGCAACGCCAATGCAGCGAGCGTGGAAACGACCATGTGTATCATGAAACCTCCTCAACACGAACAGGTGAACGGCACGGTGGTTCGCTCTTTCTCCTTAACCTTCACATCTCGGATGATCTCATAGCTCAACCAGAACTTCTCCCAGGAATCACTGTCCCACACCTCCTTGTACCCTTCGTTGTTGTCGTATGTGTAGTTGCCGCCATTCACGTATCCGTCTGCTGCGCTCATGAGCATTTCGTACGACTGGCCGATCCTGCTGGCCAGGTCTCTCACATTCCGTTTCGCGTACTCCAGCCGGTCGAGTTTCATGGCTTGATCGCTGGATGCGTCCACTCATGCCGCAGAGACGTGATCGTTCCTGGGTACAGGAACACGAAGAAACGTTCCCCCGGCAGTACGGTATCGTCCAGGTAGGGATCGACAATACCGATCGTATCGACCAGTGGCGTCGCACGATCCAGGCCATCCAACCCTACGTGCATCCCTGGGCTCAGTTCCATCGCTGCCTCGACTGGGATCACTGCGATGTGGATCGCGTCACGCTGTGCATCCTTGTCGAGGATGTCGAGGATCTTCCCAATCTTCCACGTCGTCACATCACTCATCGCTTGATTGCTCATTTGCCTTCCTCCCATGTACACAATTCGCACCAGAGATCGCGTGTCCCGGCGCTACAGGAACAGCAGTGCGTGAATGTTCCGCCTCTACAGATATGCGAACACGTCGCGTGGAAATAGACGTGGAGATCCGGCATGGCATGAAGCGTCATTCTGTAATACTTCCACACGGTGTACCGATTGGCCTGATCCGATTCGAGCTTCAACATGGCAGCATCCTGTCACAACGGTGACCCCGGTGTCAAGCGGAATCGGTGGGCTCTCCCTGCTTGTTCATCCATCGCTGCACCATCTCGATATGCCCCACCCGCGCTTGCACAAGCGTGCTGTAACGCTCACAGTCAATCTCCGAGAAGTTCTGCTCGCTCGGGAAGACCATCGTCTCGAATATTAGTGGCTTGCCCATGCCAAATCGATGGTCGAGTCCAAGCCACACAGTGCTGACGATCTTACCGTCCGGGAGCGGAGTATAGGCGACACGTTTCTTCGACAGATCATTGAGGCCCTTGTTCCAGTCCTCCAGGGATATCGGCGTGCCATCCGTATCGTAGTAGCTCATGATGTCTTCGAGTAGACGCCTATGGTGAATCGGCAATTCCCGCTATGGCCGAATGGGCGAGCGCAGAGCCCAGCGCCGATATCTTCACCTCTGGGTATCAGGCGTCCGATACGTTCGCCTCCTATCCTGATCTTGCCTTCCCGTTTTCCGACTTGTAGACACCCCGCAATCCCGTGAATGATGTGTTGACCTGGACGCGTTGCCACCTTGTTACAGTGTCCGGGACCACCATCGCAGGTGACGAAGTACCACTCGGCATTATCGGGAATGACCATCGGTTCAAGATTATCGTCTAACAACGTATCCACACCTCTTAAAAAGACAGTGGCCTTTTCCTGGATCGAACGTGGGTTGCTGACATGCGGGGCACACCCATCGACCACGGAGCGCGGGTTTGTCTTTCGGCATTTTTTTCTTCTGAGCTTTCTTTCTCATTGGTCTCTGCAGATGTGGCAGCGTCCCACCGACCCTGAGCAAGCACAGCAGAGGGAGGTGATGCGGGACCACCAGCACAGGTGGGGACAGGCATACAGCACGGAGAAGCGCGTGTAGAGGGTCTCCCCAATAAGACTAGTGAACACCACTGCCGACGCTTCGTCCGTCCGCGTGAATCTTCTAATGCCGTCCTTCAAGAATCGCTTTCACGTCCTCTGCCGCGATGATATGCAGCCGACCGCAGGTGCAGGAGCGGAAGACCAGCTTGTCGCCGTGACAGTCGACCACGTGCTGGATCACCTGCCTGAATCGTTCCGCGCGCTCCGTCATGAGCCGCAGCCGCACCCGTGTGTCATGGAGTTGCTGCTTCAGTCCCTCTACGGTGTCTTCCAACGTGTCGCCGCTCATCTAGTCATCCTCTGGTTCCAACTCGGCGTATTGATCCTCAATCGCCGTGCAGAAGTCGCAGGGGCTCGTCGCGCTGTATTCACCGCACACTTGGCAGATCATGGGTCTTCCTCCTTGTAGATGATGCAGTAGCTACACAGGTAGGTGGAGGCAAACTTGTAACGGCTACAGAGACAGCAGTAATCGTTGATGCCGGACAGACACATGTGTGGGCAGCTTTTGAAGAATGCCACGTCCTTCACGGCGGTCTCCTCGCACCTCCAGAAGGCGTACAGAGATTGCTCGACCAGGACGACGCTCATCGACGGCGTGACGGCCATAGGTGCTCCTTGCAGAGTGAACAAGGGATCGCTCTCGGATCTAGCTGTTTCTTGTGGCACAGGCAACAGAGGCCATCGAACCCCGCGTAACACATGTGTGGACAGTCGCTGAAGAAGAACACCATCGAATCTAACTTGTCGTGCCGCTCCCAGCAGACGTAATCTCCCCTGTCATGGAGTGTCAGGTTAGGGTCGGTGATCATAGTGAGTCTTGGTACGCCATGCAGAGATCGCAGAGCGATACGTCCCTGGTCACCTTTTTCTCGTAGCATATGCAGCACAGATCATCGACGCCGGACTGACACATGTGGTTGCAGCCCGCGAAGAAGAACAGGTCATATGCGTTGTGTGGATACATGCCCCACAAGGCGAACCCATCTTCGTCTGTCTCAACCGTGAGCTTCACAACTCGCCCTCCAAGACCTCCGACTCCACCGTCACGTTGTTGCCGGGGCTGATGCACACGGAGCGGTTGAGTTCGTTCAGGCCCCAGAAGGTTCTGAACCCCTGGTGCTTCACGAACGTCAGCGTCGTCTCCACGTGCTGCGTCTCCCCCTGATGTCCATGAATCGTGATCTTCACCTTGTTCCGTTCCATGCGTTTACCCTCCTAGTCGGCAGATTGGACACCACAATGTCTTTCCAGCACACGCACAACATTCTTCGATCGTGCCGTCCTTACAGATATGCGGACATTTGGTATGGTGGTAGAGCGATAGCGATTCCTTGGCAAACATCTGCGACCACCAGAAGTAATGCTGTCCTTCATGCTCGTTGAGGACGACCTTGTAGCGCGGTTTCATGGCTTCCCGCCGAGTCTACAGATTGGACACGTCGTGACCGCCAAACTCCCAGCACAGAGACAGCATTTCTCGACGCTGCCCTGCACGCACATGTGCGGACACTGGGCATGATGGTAGAGCGTCATCGACCCGTTGGCCTTGGTGAACCGCGTCCACCAGAAGTACTTTGATCCTCCTATACCGCCCACCCCGACCTGGTATTCCCCCTTGTCCTGCTTCATCGATCCATCCCACAGGCGGTGAAGAACCGCTGACGATCGAACTGTTTGTTGTACCGAGCGCAGACACCGGCCACCGCCCGGACACAGAGCATCCACTGGCTGTAGTGGTCGGTCATATCCGTGGGCGGGCGCATCACGTTCAGTGCGCTGGCAAGGGCTTCCAAATGCTGCTTCGTCATGCCGTCACCCTCCCACACCCGGCACCGAGGTGTCAAGCCGAATCGTTCGTCACTTCCCCGCGTGTGCGGCCTCCGTGAGCTTATCCAGGATCTGCTTGACGACTTGTTCCTTGTTCTCCATCATCTTCCTCCTCATTGAAATGCGGCCCATTCAGAATGGATTCCCGTACCCGCGAGAGATCGTCTGGATGCGCCTCCTGTGTGTGCGCGATGATCCATCGCTCGCAGTGCTCCAGCGTCGGGTACTCCGGACTCTGCGCATCACAGTCGCCTAAATGACATTGGCTGATGTAGAACGTCTGCGCCATCACTCCCCCTCTCTGAGCGCCTTCTTCAGCGCCTCCAATTCTTCCTTCGTGAGCTTCGTCTTCGCCTTCTCAGCCAACTCCTTCCTCCTACTCTTCACTGCCTCCTGGGCTTTGTGCTTCGCATCATCCTTCTCGTGCTTCTCCCACCAGGACGCCAGCTTCCTCGCCCCGACATCTCTGGCATTGGTGTACAGCATCTTGTCACGCCCGCCCAAGCCAAGGTTGTTCATCGTCTCGCAGAGGATCTTCGTGTACTCATCCAGCGCCGCCTTCGTCTGCCTCTTGGGTGGTACACCCTTCCCTAACTTCCCATGCAGGTACTCCAGATTCTTGTAGACACGATCAAGCTCTTCGTACCACCACGGGTCTGGATCGGTATGACAGGGCATTTACGATTTCCTCCTCTTCGACTTCTTCCTAGGTTGAGGGTCATGGTCTTCAGGTGGATGATTCAGGTTACATGTTTTGCAGTACACGTAATTGATGTCGATGATTGTGGTCCTCCTGGCCGTCACCTTCCACCGTTTCCACCTCGGTGTCAAGCCGGAAATGACGGCTCTGTCGCGAGTGGATAATGCATCTGGAGAAATTCTGGAAATTTTGTGAGTACCTACTGGGTCCTCTGTTGTTTGGGCTCGGGCGGGGGGCTCTGAGCCATTTTGCCTAATCGCCTGGCAAATCCCTGGCCTAAGCCGTGGCCTAATCCCGCGTCAGCGGAGCGCAGCGGAGCCTACCTCGCGCCAGCCGGGAGCCTAGGTTACTAAGGAACGCGTGGCCTTAGACCAGCTAGTCAAGGCTAGCACCTGCATTATTCCCTTGACAAGCCAAAGGGCACCATGCTAAACCTTGGTGTATGAATCATCAATCGCTGGCGCGGGAAGGAGGATCGAAACAAAGCGCCCTATGCTATCGACCGATCGAACCGCGAGGTAACGTCAATGAACCGTAGATTCCTAATCGACATCCGCCCTGAAGCGCCAGCCGACTACGTAGCCGACATCGTGCGGTGGCTTGACTACCAGCAATCGCCAACCGACAGCTCGGGGAAACCCAAGCCTGTTATGCTCGCGTGGCAACCCTATGCCGCGAGCGTCCTCCCGAACATGCCCGCGTCGCCGATCCTGCGGGCATGCCCGCGCCAGCCGCCGCCAGCTATCGCGACAGCAGCGCCAAACCCTAACGATGTCCTGGCATTCCTGCAATCGTTGGTCGCTTCGGGCACCACGCCAACGGTAGTCGCTGGGGTACAGGCCAACGGCAAGCCTCAGGGTATCCCATACCCGCCTGAGGATACGTGGTCGATGTTCCTGTTCGACCACGCGGGCCGTAGGCTCATGGGAAGGACGGCAAGCCGCTCGGACATCAAGCCAACCCATTCAACGTGGTTGACGCCAACGGCAAGCCAACATCACACCCGTCCGTCGCATGTTACCCGGACGGCAGCGCGAAACGCGGCTGGAAAATCGGCGACCCAATCATGCCGCAAACGTGGTGGAGCTACAACGACAACGACGGCGGGATCAATGGCGCGTACCGATTCAAACACCGGACGATGGGCACGTGGAAATTCGCCGATACGGATCGGCTGGCCCTCATTCACACCTCAAGGCGCACCAACGGTGACAATCGGACGTGCACGCCGACACAGGCCGCGCCCAAAGGCAGCGGCGCCCACAGCGCGAGCGCGGCGCACGCGCAAGGCTCTCTTGATCCTATCATATCGCCCCGTTCGCTGGACCCCAGCCGGCGTACGGCACACTGGCATGCCACAACGCCGCTAGGCTATGTCGCCCACGATGACGCGACGCTGCTCACCAACACCATGCGGTTCGTCGCTAGGTCGTCGTAGAAGTCAGTCATGGGTATACACGTGCGAGTAGCCACCTGCGAATCCATCCTCAGTTCACGATTGCGCTGCGGCATACCAGCATTGCACGACCGGGCAAGCTTTCGCCTGCGCGCTTGAACCGCTATCTGTGGCGCGATGCCGAGGCGAAGCTGTCAGAGACAATGCGCAAGGAAGCCCTCTGCCGCGCGGAACCGTCGGCCAAGGCGCTCGGGCTCGTCTAACCCCTATACCAGCCGGGGGGGGGGGTGGGGCCTTGGGGGGCACTAGGGACTCCACGAGCATCAGCGCCCGCGCGAGCGGTAGGTCCTAACGTGCTCGACGAGCAATGGACATCACAGCTCAAAGCAATGCGCCCTCTCACCGAGCGACGAGCTGGAGACTGGACGGCGCGTACAGATCGCAATCGGAGCGCATATTGCTTCATCGCGTATGAACTGACAGCGATCAGTAAGTCGACGCGGAGCTAGAGCGCCTGACACGTTCATCCTCCTGTCCGCAAGGCAATAGGCTGACACAACCAGCCACTCTGGACGGCTGGCGACCAGTGCCGATGACGGGCTGCGGTGCGCGTCTGCCAATCAGAGATGATTGCGAGGCGCGCCACGGCAAGGCAAAACGCAACCAGTGACCGCTCGGCAAATGTCCCCTAGGGTTAAAAAAAACTAAGGAATCCAGGTGACTCAGGCTCCAATGGGTTAAAACCACCTGGAGCGTCGCATTCTTAGTCTCAGAAGGCACTGGTAAACTTAGCTTTACGAAAAGACTTTCAGGTCAGTCCTTCTCTCAGTTTTACATGAGTGGCCCAACTGCTCTCCTGTACTCCAGTCGGCCCCCCTCGCAGCGCGCCCGTGCGCAGTCCGGCGTAACTTCCGCTCCGACTGCTGGCCCAAGCTGACACAAGAGCTCAGTGTTACCCCGGTGGGGATACTATCAGGCGCGTAAGTTACACAAGGAGCCGAATCGTATGCAATAGGTGCATATACGCAAATGCGCCATCCTGAGAGTCAGCACGCAGTCGGACCTGACTGAGAGCTTCAGTACTAGAGTTACTTAGAAGGGCTAAGTTCCTTTGCTTAGTGACTGAGAACTGATAGTCACTGATCGCTAAGGGAAACAAGGAAAGAAGACGGCTTGAAGGGAGTACTGAGTAC